TCAAACCTGCGCCGGATCGTTTTCAGGTTCTTCATGGTCATAGTCGTCTTCGACCACCCTCCAATCCCCGGCTCCAATTTCACACCTGACCTTGACCGGTTCCGTCGTGCTGACGCTAAACGTTGAACCTTCGACCAACACGCCTTGCTGCTGGATCGTGCCGTCTGGCAGATAGACCCGGTACGGCCGGCTATCGACGGCCAGTCCGTCCCCCTGGTTTGCGGCCACCGTATTGACATCAAACGTCTGCATGTATAACGCGCCAGGGTCCTGCTCAATCGGCACAGGTGGAAGCGAGGCGGGAATGCGCATCGATGCCTTGCCCTGCTTTTGGACCGTAATGGTCTTGATGAACAGGTCAAACGGACCGCCAAGCGTGATGCTCCCGTCCTTCATGTGGATAAACGCGCCGCCCGATTCAAGGATAATTTCCTTCGCTGCGGAAAGAGTGACCTTCCCGTTGACGCTCGCAACTGTTACGTCCTTGTCCGCAGTGAGCGACATCGGACCACTCTGGGCCTGAAAGTCAACCGGACCTTTGGCCGCAAAAATCCTGATGCCGAACTTCTGCGCGAACAGCGAAATCCTTTCACCCGCCGCGACCGTGAACCGTTTCAGCACGCTCCAGTCCGCGTTCTTCCCGGCAACAGTCGAGATGCTGTCCTGCGCCGCGAACTGCACGCCGCCGCCCGCGACAAGCGCCGCCGAGGCGGGGGTGCTCATCAGCAGCCCCGGCTTTTTCAGGCCGTCCAGATCGTCCTTGATCTGCTGCTGCGCGTCGGTGTCGGCAGGCTCCGCCTTCGCGCTGCTGGCGGACGCGGCGAGCGCCTTCGCGGTCGCCAGCGCGCTTTCAAGCTGCGCAATGGTCTCCTGCATGTCGAGCTGCTTGCCAGTGGCGCCGGGACGGTCATACGCCGTGACCATCATGCCCTTACCCGCGCGATTCACCCCGTAACCGGATGTGCGAAGCTCATGCCCTTCGCCCCGGTATTCGAGCTTGTTATTGACGAGGTAGCCGAGATTCAGTTGCGACTTGCCCGAGTGTTCGGTGCTGAGCTTGACGCCTTCCTGGCCCTCCCAATCCTCCATGCGCAGCTTGTTGTTCTTCTGCGTACGGATCATGTTGCGCGAGAGCCAGCGACGGTCGTTCGTCACCAGGTCGCGTGCCTGGCTGTGGTGATGAAACGCGACAATCTCAGGCTTGTCCGGGTCGCCGTCCCGGAAGGAAATGACCGCCTCGTCATTGTCCAGCGCGACGAAATGCATGCCAGTCTGAAGCTTGCCCGCGAACGGCTTGGCCAGGCGCAACGGCACGCTCTCGCCGCCCTTGGGCCAGGTGCCAAAGTCGGCATCGAGCCGAACCACGTAGTAGCCCGCCGCGCTCAGGTAGCCATAGGTGTACTTGTCCGGACTGCAAATGCGAGCGGAGAGCGTGCCCGGAATTTTTGCCCAGGTTTCGGGCTTCAGTTCCAGCCGGAAACGCCGGTCGGCAGGGATCGCCTTGTAGCTGTTGGTGTAAGACGCGTCGCGCGCGCCGCTGTGCGTGACCCCGATCACGACCTGACCTTTGGGCGCATCGGGCAGCACGATATCCGTTTCGAGTACGCTCGCGCACTGCAACGCCAGCACATTGCTCTCGCCCTCGTACACGACCTGGCGGGCGATGGCCGCTTCGTGGCGGAGCTGCGCCTCCCACTTCGCGCCCGCCTGGTCGAGGTGGTTCGTGCCATAGAGGTAGGGCTGGCCGTAGGTGGTCGGATCGGCAGGCGCGACATTCGCCGTGTCGCGCAAACGCTCCCAGGCGGCGTCCGGGTTGTAGTCCGCCACGATGAACGATTGCGGCACCGTCACGGTATGGGTCCTGATGGCCGTGACGGCTTCCACCCCGTCCGCTTCGAGTCCCGCCGACTCGCGGTAAGGCACAATGCGTTGCGGCTCGTCGTAGAGGTAGTGGTCGATGTCATCGGCAAAAACGGTCATGTCGCCATGTTCCGTTTCCATGATGTAGCTGTAGATGCCGGCCTTCTGCATCAGCATCTGGACATAGGCCAGATCATTCACCTGGTACTGGAAGCGCCACGCATGAACCGGATACTGGCGGCGCAGACGGAACGCCACCAGGTGATCCGGGATACCGTGCCGGCGCAGGATCGCCTGGATGATCTGCGGTGTCGTGAGGTGCTGGTACGGCTGAGTGTTCGTGACGGCGGCGAGCCGCCCGAAGTGCGACCTCAGCGTGATCGCATACTTCGTAAAATCCTTCGTTGTCTGAATGGTCGAGAAGCGCTCGATATAGCCCGAGAACTTCCGTACGGTCCCGTCCACGGCCACGATGGTGAACACCGCGTCGAGGTTGAGATAGTCCGAGCGCAGCAGTTGCTGCGGGTGGGTCAACTCGATATGGACGACGTTGGGTTCGCCCATCGTCTCGGTGGCCGTGAACGAAACGACCGATAAGGCTGACGCGCTGTCTGTGCCTGGCACTGACAGGTGGCACGCCTGGCGCCCCGTGATACCCCGGCTTAACGGATCAAACTCTGCCACTCCCTGCTCCCTGAAAAGGCCAGCGACGCAGCGTTATAGCTGCCAAATCTGTTAACTGACCATTTAAATTTCAGCCGGTCAACGAAATTAAATCGAGATAACCTAGAATTAACAATCGTTAACAGATGCACGATGCAATCGATTCATGATGCATGGTTCTGCATCGACACCCAGAAAAAAGGCGGCATTGAGCCGCCTTCTCCGTAAGTGATCGACGCCGGTTAGTGCTTTGTCCATGAGGCGTCTATAGCCGCCAGTTTCCCGTTCGCGCCCTGCGCAGCGTCAGCGAGAATCGCTGCCGCGTCCGCAGGTGTCAGTTGGCGGTTAGGAAGCCCCTTGGCGTCGAGTGCAAGCACCGTGAACAGTTCCTGATCGCAGCGGTTGGTCGCGTGGTAGTTCTCGCCGATCTGGATCATCAGCTCCAGCAGGTTGCGGTGTTCGTGTCTTTCCTCGACAGTCACAGCAGGACTCCTGAACATCGAAGTCGCAAGTGTAATCAGATGGCGGAGTTGCTGCCCCTGCCGGTCGCAAAGATGGAAGGCGGCAAGCGCGAGGCGCTCATACTGGAGAGCGTCTACGGGGGGACGGGTGGGAGATTGCTGCTTTCTGGTGGGTTTGGTCATGCGCGGTCCTGGTTATCGTGAAGGATCGCCCGGACACATAGGGAGGTGGTGAGCGGGCACGATGACAAGGTTGGAAGACCGGAGTTCTGACGAACCGGCGAGCCGAGCGGCTCCCTCGCCACGGCCCGCCCATAGGCGTGCAGAAGCAAGCGCACGACCTGCCGAGGCAGGCTGTGCGGTCAGAACTAGCGGGCTTCCAAACCCGGCCGTCATTGTCTCGACGGCATTCCGATTATAAGCGGATGCTGGAGAATTCGCGATTATTGGGATTGTGCGCTGTCGCGAAGGCTCGATGGGACTTTCACCGTGCCCGTATGACCTTCAATGCCGCTCACAGTGTTTGCGTTGCCTTCGATGTAAATCACCGTGCAGGATGCAAGCAGGCAGGCGACCAGCGCGCACAGCGCCGCTCTCAGGACGGTCTGGATACCCATGACATTCCCCGGAATCGCGATCAGGATTGAACCGGCCGGTGCGACTGCGGATTCACGTCTGCACAGGCGCATCCGTTGAAAACACCCGCCATTGACCACCGGAGTAATAGACGGGAACGCCCGTTCCTGCGCCTGCTGCCTGTCCGACCTTGCGGCCGTCGCTGGCGTAGGCGAATGGAATACCCGAGGGCGAGACGGGCAGCGTGGCAACGGTGTAGGCGCGCAGGCCAATTGCGCCCTCCATCTGCAACGCGTTGCCGTCATCGGTCGCATTCGAGCCGATGCGGACATGTCCGGACGCGAACAGCGTCATGGCGCGCGAGCCACCTGGACGCATGATGAGCGGCCCGCCGGAAGCCGTCACGAACAGGCCGCCCGTGTTCGCGCCACTGGCATGCACGAAGGCCGACAACGGTACGCCGAGCGCGCCGGAATAGAGGCTGCTGGTCGTGCCGGCAAGGAGCTGGTTACCGCCATTCGATTGCGCCTGGAAGCCCGCGACCGCATTGGCACCGATATAGGTGTTTCTTACCTGTCGGTAGAAGGTCGCATCCTGGCTGTGAAAAACCATGTCCGACGTGGCGTTCACATTGCCCGGTCCGTCCGAGAAGGTCACGTTCACGGGCGGAAACGCCACGTTGTTCAGGTTGCCATTGAACACGATGACGGGCTTTCCCCCATCGACCGTGCAGTTCAGGGCAAAAATGTTCGTCGGCACGCCACCCGTATCCGGTCCATACCGGGCAAGCTGGATCGGGCCGCCTGCCACGGCGAGGTCCTGATTCTGGTTGGTGTGGATAATGGTGCAGCTGTTCGCTGACGAGTCATGGATGCACACGGGCGGAAGCTCGAAGCTGTTGAAATTCGTGCCGTAGATGCCATCCTGATCCGTACCATCGATGAACGAGAAGTCGGCACTGACGTTCGATGAAATCCGCAGACCGCGATTCAGCAGCCCCGGCACGGGTTGCCCGTTCGCATCTTTTGCCGAAGTCATCCGGGCTCCGCGCACGTCGAGCGTGTAATTGCCGACAAAGGGAAAGAGCGCCGATGCGTCGCCCGTCATCGCATAGGCCACCATACCGTCGGGCTGCGCGTCACCCGGCCGTACACGATCCTGATAACCGATATTGCCCCGGTTGTGGCCTTCACAGATTTCAAACCAGATATGCGCCGGATAGAACGGCCCGTTCGTGTCGCGTCCATAGCCTACGTTGTATGAACGGTTGCTGCCCCCCGAGAGGCCCATGATGGCGCGCCCGAAAATTGTCTCGACGCCGCATTCTTCACCGTAGTTTTCCGTGAAACCCACAAAGCGGTTGATGCCGCCATGAGCAAACTCCCCCGAGGTCATGCAAGGAATACCCTCGGAGTCCGTGGTAAAGGTGTTCGCGAATTCCCGCACCTGGATCAGCGCGCGGTCGCCGGTCTGCTGCATCGAGCCGAACATCGACGTATCGCCGCACCGGTAGCCATTGTTCCGGAAGAACTGGACATTGCGCAGACCGGCACCGCAGGCGCCGTTCCATGTGCTGTCGCGAAACGTATTGCCCGCAATCCACGCATCGCGAACCTGCCATAACACCAGCCCATTGAGGTAGGCATTCAGGAAGGCCGAATTGTGCACATATACGTGCTGTGATGGCCGGGTGCCGGTTGCATCCGGACAGACTTCGACAAGCCCGTTATGGCGGAACGGATTGCTGCCGCGTCCTGGCCGGCTTGCTGTCGCCGGATAGACCTGACCCTCACGGTTGCCATCGAAGGTGCATTCACTGATATCAATCCATGACATACCCTGCAACCGGAAAAGTGGCGTGAAATGGGTTTCATCGTCGTCCGTATTGACGATCTGGTTATCCGTCAGCCTGAACGTTCCATGACCGCGCAGGATGAAGACACCTCCCTCAACGACAGCAGTCTGACGCATCAGATAAACGGCATTCGTGCGTGTAATGATCGGCCTGCCCGTTGCCACCGCCCTGGCTATCGCATCGTCATCGGGCGTCACGCCATCACCGGCGGCGCCAAACGTCTCCAGCGAAACGCCTGCGGCATAGGCGGCTGCGGTGATCGCGTTCGCAAGCTGGTCCGTCTGGGTGTAGTCCGGTGATACGCCGAGCGCGACGATCGCGTTGCGCAATTCTTCGGTAATCGCGTGGTACCACCATTCGCCAGGCACGGTGCCGGTAATGCCCGCAGCCGGATTGCCATTGGCCGGAAAGCCCGCCGGATTATCAGCGGGTATTTCGGGCGCGTCCCCGACCGCATTAGCCTGCCAATAACGGTCCATATCATTCCCCGTCGCCCGGTACAAAGTCAGCGATATCGCCGAAGTCCCCCGCGAGGCACGCCTCGTATATGCCGCGGCCGTGCTCGTGCGGATCGTCGGGCATGGCGATAAACGGCAGGAAGTAGTCGAAGCGCTCGAAGTGGACCTCGCAACGAATGCCGGTGTGTTCCGCGTCGGCCCATGCGGGATTCCTGACAGCAATAATGTCCATCACGCAATCCTCGTCCAGACGCCCCAATAATCGGATGCAGCGGACGCATTGCCGCTGCTAAGCCACGTTCCGGGGCGCCCCGGCAGCGCTGCGACCGTGCCTTCCGGCGCGGACTGGCTGCTATCGCCTGCACGCACAATGAACGCTACCCACCCGATTCCATTTCCGCTGAGCGGTTGCAGGTTGGCCGGTGTCCATGCGCCGCCCACCTGGCCCCGCAGATCGTTCACCGCGTTGTTCACGTTGTTGATGTTGTTCTGCAGGTTATTGACGGTGCCCTGCAGTTCAGCCTCGAAGACCACGTTGCCCTCGTCGGTCTGGTCAACTGTCACACCCAGCCCGCTCCCGTTGGTTCGCCATCCGATATGTACCTTGTTCACGCCCTGGCTCACGCCGCCGCCCTGCTCGACAGGCGTAAATCCGAGCGGTACAGGCGTGCCGATGACGTCTTCATAGCGGATCGATACGGCGAGATGCGCGAGCGCCGCGAGCAGCGCCTGCGCGAGTTGATCGACCTGCGTATAGTCCGGCGACGCGCCGAGCGCCACGATGGCATGGCGTAGTTCCTCGGTGATCGAATGAAACCACCACGCACCTGGCGTCGTCGGCGCGATTGCCGCAGGCAGACTGCCGTCTGTCGGAAAGCCGCCCGCGTTATCAACGGGCACGGCTGGCGCCTGAGCGGCGCTATTCGCTTCCCAATAGCGATCCACGTTGATTCCCTCTCAGTGATGGGAGAACGCCACAACCGACTGTGCGGGCGCGTAGCGACGCAGCAGACATTCGATCATCGTCAGCGTCGGCGACGTACCCCAATCGGAGAGGGGATTGTCTACGGTGTCGGCAACCGTGTTCCACCGAGGCGGCGGCGCGCTGATGACATCGACCAGCCAGCCATGCGCCCAGTCGGTATCGGCAAGCGGTGCGGTGACGGTGCGCATGACATGGTGAACGGCAAATTCCGTAATCGTGATCGTGTAGCCGAGCGTCGCGGCGAGCGAGACGAAGTACGCGATGGACTGGCCGCCTGTGCCGATCAGGCGGGCGACGATCTGTAGCCGGTTCTCGTCGTCCGAGTCGAACGGCCCGAAGCACGGATCAGGCAGAGCCAGCGAAGCGTTCCATTCCGGCAGCAGCGCGTCCGCTGTCGCCGGGAACGATCCCGCGATCAGCGTCAGTGCGTTACTGTCAAGCGTCGCGGGTGTGTTCGCGAGCGCATCGAGGACGGCGGCCTGCGTGCCGCTGTCCTCGCGCGTCCAGACACGTCCACGCGGCAGCAGTCGCCGCAACACGCCTGCGTAGTCCGCGCGGCTGTAGCGCCCCGGGATCATGCCAGCTACGACCACGTAACCTCACCGGGCACCGCGAGCGTACCGGCCGGCAGCATCACATCGTCAACCGGCGACAGGATAAGAAAGTCATTGATGCCCGAGACGGCGGCAATGGCGGACCACAGGTGCGCGAGAATCAGGAATCCGCCCGGTTCGCCCTCGCTTTTCATCAGGGCGTCTATGGCCGCGAGCGCTTCGTCCTGCCTGCCGGGCGCGACGCCCCGTATGCTGATATCGACCGGATACGGCACTGGCGCGACGACATACACGAGCGCCGTCACCGGCCGGAGCGGATAGATGGCGTTCGCGACGGTGAGCTGGTCGCCAGTCGCGGGCGTGTCGCGTGTCTCGGCTGAGGCGACACCGTCTGTTCCCTGCGGGAAGCCGTCATGCTGCGCGTTCGCCTCATCGAGCATCACGAACACAATCACCGTACCAGGGCCGTAGCCGGTCCCCGCGCACCACGCCCGCGTGACGCCCGGAACGGCAAGCGCCCATGCGACATAATCGCTCGCCGCGCCGCCCTGCGGCGGGTTCTGGTAGACGAACAGGACACGCGCACGGTAGGCATCGTTCGATTCAATGTCCGCGCCGCCTCGGAATGCCGTTGCGGCAACGCCAGTCGAATCGATACCCGGAATCGCGCTGGCAAGCGTGAACTGTGTGCCCGCAGCACAATCTCCATTCGCGCCCGCGAGTCCTTCGGGATCGGGATTCGCGGTCGCGGCAACCGTGACCCTACCGCCTTCGACGGCGGCCGATGCGGTGACGGTGTATGGGAGCCCGTCGCTACGCTTGAGCGCCGTTCCTGCATCGATGGCTACGCCTTCGGAGCCGGTGAACGTGACGAAGCCCGAGGACTGCGCCGCGCCCTTGCGCAGTACGCCCTTGAGTGCGCCCCACGCTTCCAGAAATTCATCCGTCGCGGTGAACGGCGTAGCCTGCAATGCGATCCAGTCGAGATACCCGTACTGCATGTGTGCGAGCCCGGCCTGAACGTCGCCGAGCACGCGCAGATTCGAGAAGCGCAACAGGGCATCGGCACCCGGCAGGTTCGCATTCAGTTCCTGCGCAACCTGATTGCGCAGGGCCGTCAGCGTCGGTCGTGAGAAAGGCATGCGCCTTAAGAAAGGGACTACCGGTCGGGGCTAGGTTCCGTCCACACCCTGGGGAAGCTCATCGCGACGCGCGTGCCGTCGCGGCGGTCCGCGACAATCGCCAGATCGAGCCGGCTCGGTGTAACCCACTGCGGCGTAACGTCGAAGCGCGCCACCACGCCGTCATCGAGCATCCATTGCAGCGCCTCGCTCGCGTAGTCGCCGGCGCGCTGCGCCACGTCGCGCGGTCCCTTGACGCGCGAGAGCAGCCACAGGCGCGAGCCAATCGGATAGTCGGCGGGCGTGTCTCCTGAATCACCCCACCAGCCGCGACGGTCGCCGTCCGGTGTTTCGTCGCTCGGCAATGCGAGCCGGTCGCTAAAGAGGCTGATAAGCACGGCGGTCTGTAAATCGTCGCCGGATCGCAGGGACGCGCCCGCAAGCAGCCAGTCGCCGCGCATGTCCGGGACATTCCAGACGGTCGAGATATCGCTCACGGCGAGTAGATCAAAGCTGCGGTACAGGTGGATCGCTCGTTACCGTATCGCCGCCGCCCTGCACTTCGGGGACCGGGTGATGGTGCGAGTTGTAGACGATGCGCGAGTTGGCGGCGGTGTGCGGGTTGGTCGCGCTGTTGTCGCGCATGTCGCCCGCACAGGTGATATCGCCGTCGCCCACGATATTTCCCGTGCAGCGGAACAGCGGCGAATCGGCCGTGATCTGCGGTGTATTGGTGATCGTGACAGGTTGCCCGCCGCCGTTGACGACGATTCCGGCAGCGGACAGATAGACGGATTGCCCCTTGTCATCACTGATGCAGACCTCGCCCGGTGCGAGATTGCGGAAGCGGTATTGCTGGTTACCGCACGCGATGACAACGCCGTTTGTACGGTCGCCACCGAGAAACACCGCGAGCGCATCGCTCCCTGCTGGCGGATTGGACTGAAAGCCGTATTCCGCGAGTCGCGGCGTGCGGTCGCGTGTCTCGCCTGAGGATAGCTGCATCTGCACGAGCTGGGCCGCGCCGCCATCATCGACGCGCGTCAGCCGCCCGCGTCCGAGTGAGCGAACGAGACTCCAGAACAGGTGTTCCACTGCGGGTATCCCTGCGGCACTAGCCTCGCGCCATTGCGGCTGCGTCCTGCGGTAACAGGTAATAGAGGATTGGTTCAGGCCGGAACGCTTCAGGTGGCATCAGCGTAAGTTCACAGCCGGTCCCGCTCGTATCGCGCCGATAGGTCACTTCGCCAATGGTCCACTTCGCGCCGTCAATCACCTTCAGTTGTGGCAGCGACAGGGCCGCCAGTGTGTTCGGCATGTATAGCACGCCGTCGCTGTCGCGCCATGACGTGGCCGTGATGCTCACTACGTTGCCGCGCCCGATGCGCCGGTTGCATTCCCATAGCGCGTGGGCGTTCGACACGTCCGCGCCCGCGTCCCCGTTCTGCGCGATGAACGCCTTGGGCCGGAAACGCGGCATCGTGTCATCCATCACGGTGTACTCGTCAAGCGGCTGCTGACCCGCATCCGTGAAAATGCCGGTGCCGACCAGATAGACCCGGTATTCGCTGAAGCGCTGCGAGATATCGCGCGTATAGCTCGCCTGTTCAACATTGACGCCCATCGCGAAGCCGCCCGCCGCTTCAAGCGTCGCAAGCGGTCCGATAACGAGGTCGCCGTCCGCATCTTCATAGCACAGCACCTGGGCGAGCTTGCACAGACGGTCGATCACCGAGTAAGGCGATTCACCGACATTCAGGCAGACCTGAGGGTGCAGCATGCCGGGCGTGAGCGCCTTGACATGGATTCCGAACGGCTGCGCGAGCTGCGCCGCGATATCGGCGGTCGCCATGTTCACGAACTGGAACGAATCGAACTGCGCGGCGCAATCCACGAGGTCTTCGCACTTGCCGCGCCCCGATATCGACAGCGTATGCATGGTGGCGCTGACGGACTCCGCTACACGGTCAACGTAGCCGGTAATGACCGGGTCCGCGCCGATCTTCACAATGCATGGATCGCCCTCCATGACCACAACGCTGGTCGTGTCCGGAAAGCGCTCGGTCATCGAGATATCAAAATCAGCCGGGATACGCTCCATGCCGCGTGTAATGCGTACGCTTTTCCAGCCGGATACGGTAGAGGCGTTGACGGTCAGTAATACGTCATCGGACATGATCCGGCCATCTCAAAAAAACAGAGGCCACACGTGATAGATTGTCTAGGCTTCAGCATTTCAAGCAAACCCGTCCAATCAAAAAATAGGGATGACCATATATGTACGAGACGTTGGAAGAAGTAAAAGAGTTGTTCAATGAAGCAGAAGAGTCGATATCACTTGAATTCAAATCGGGACTCGTCTTCAATTCTCTTTCGAGCGATACTCGACGTGAACTGGTCAAGGATGTGACGGCGTTTGCCAATTCAGGTGGTGGGACGATTCTTGTTGGCGTAGCCGAATCGAAGACAGCCCAGCGCAACATTGCGACAGATTTTGAGCCAGTTACAAATGGAAAAATATCTGTCGATCAGATTACTGCAATCATTAAATCAAACACAGACCCCGTCTTCAAGAATTTTCATGTTAGCGAAATCGCGAACGGAAACTCGGGGCGTTTGTTCGTAATTCGAATCGAACAAGCTGATACGGCTCACCAAAATCGGCTCGATCACAAGTATTACCACCGCGTCGGAGCAATTTCGGAGCCGATGTATGACTTTGCGATTCGCGATGTCATGAACCGAAGAACGTGCCCGAAACTAATGACTCAAATCGACCTTAAGCGTGTCGTGCAAAACCAGGACTTGCATCACTATCAGTTGGCGCCAACGCTAATAAACGAAGGGAACATGACGGCTCATCACTGGTGTCTTCACATCGACGTGCCTATTTTCGAGCTAGCTCGGAGCGGCGGTGACCTTGACAGTATTGCCACGAGCACGTTCTATCGCCACGAATGCTACTTTGTGCGAACGGAGTACAGTTCCGAAAGAGTGCCGACTCGAAGCCAGAATCAGAGTCTTCGAATTCTTCCAGGCGAAACACGAGAACTTGTCACCGATTTCGGCTTTCCAAGGCTTGATTTATTCGTTAAAGACGATCATTTCCGCCGCGTGCTGGCCCCCAAGGAACCACCAATATTCTGGGCGCTTTTTGTCGATAATGCTGCGCGTCTCGAAGGATTCCTGTCCTTCGACGAATGGTGTCGTTTCTAGAGCACTCCATTTGGAGAAGCGTCTAGTCAAGCGAAGCACGGAAACTCTTTGGCGCGAACGCCGGATGAACCGGTGCGGCCTGCTGTAGCAGCGTGTCGTATCGCGCCACGTCCTGATAGAGCCGTTGCGCCAGCACCAGCAGGGGCATCGGATCAGGCGTATTCACCGTCTGCATGGTGGCAAGCGATGCGCCGCGCGTGGTCACGTCCTGTACCACGGCGACTTCCAGCGCGCGCAGTGCCTCAAAGGTCGCGTCGTCGCCCAGGTCGCCCGCCGTGGTGATTTCCAGATCGAGCGCATCGCACACCGTCGAGCGCAACGTGTCAGCGTCCGCGATCGACGCGAGCGCGTAACCGGTCGTGCTCTGCGCGAGCGCGACAACGGCGTTACGGCGGTATAGGAGCGTCGTGAACAGGTTCGCCGCGGCGAGCGCGGCGGTCGCGCGCTGCTGCGGGCTCACCGACGCCTGAAGCGCGACCAGCGACTGCACCGCCTGATGCGGATCAGGGTTGGCGTTCTGCACGGCCCCGACCAGCGACTGCGCAGCACCGGACATACCGGGCCAGTCGGAGACGGCAGCGGAGGTCGCCAGCGCTGCGCCTGCCACGCCTACGGCGGTTCGGGCCTGCGCACCCGCGCCAATCAGGTCTGCAATCGTTGTTGACGGCTGCCGCACGGCGGCGGTGAACTGCCCCACGAACCGGCCATACCGGCCCTTGAGCGTCGCGACCATCGCAACCAGGCTCGTCGCGCGCTGCGTGATCGCCTGCGCCTCCACGACGAAATTTCGCGCGGTACGCTCGATTTCCCCGACCACGGCGGGCGCGGACAGCACGGCGGAAACCGTATTGAAGAAATCCTGCGCCACGGCCGCGAATGCGGCGACAGCTGACAGGCCGGTCTGCGCCTGCGTGGCAATCGCCAGCGTCGGAAACTGCTGTGCGCCCGACTCGATGAACGAGAAGCGCAGTTCGAAATACCGGCCGCGTTCCGATCGTTCTTCGCACTCGAAGTCAATCAGCGCGACATTCAGCCGTCCCAGCGAGGGATGCACCAGTTCGCCATCGCTGCTGTCACTGTCGCCCGGCTGCTCGCAGACGCGGATCATCGCCGCGCGCTGCGCGATCACGTCACCGCCGCCGGGGGTACCCAGATAGGCGGCATCCTGAAGCAGAAAGCCACTCAGACTGATACGCCGCCCTGTGCGCCCGAGGTCTTCGACCCAGACCTCATCCCGGTACGGATATTCGTGCGTGACGTTGCGGCGTCCGACCTTGAGCGTCGAACCCGTCACCGCGAAAGGCACACCGCGCCATGAGGCGACCTGCAAGGCACGGAAGAACGGGAAGTCGGTCGGGCTCATGCTGGCTACGCCATGCCTTCCATCGGCCGCGCGATCTTCAGGCCGGCCGGCGTGCGGGTCTTTACGGTCACGCTGCCGTCGCGCGCGACGTGGACGTGGTTGTCAACATGAACGACAGGCGCGGGCGCATTCTGCATGCCCGCTGCCGCGCCGGGTGCATTGAGCGAAGCGAGCTCAGCGCCCGGATCGAGTGACGGCATGTTGGCGAGTACACCCGGTGCGTAGTTGCGCGTTTCGGCGGGTGCCCGCGCGAGCCCGTGCTGGTCCAGGTTGCCCTCACCCCAGTTGTAGGCCGAGAGCGCGTAGGTCAGGTTGCCCTTGTAGCGCGTAAGCAGCCCGGACATCTTGCGCGCCGCCGCATCGGCGGCCTGCGCCGGATTGAATGCGTCGATGCCATATTCGCGCGCCGTCGCAGGCATGAACTGGAACAGGCCGCGTGCGCCTGCGGGACTGACCGCCCTGGCGTTACCGCTCGATTCCTTCTGTGCCATGGCCGAGAGCAGACCGGCAGGCAGACCGTAACGCGCCTCCGTACCGGCGAAGTTGAGCTTCTGGGCCCACTGCGTAACGGTTGCGCCGACGCCTCTGGCACCGGGGGTGCGGGGTGCCGTCTGCGCGGACTGGGCGTTTGCCGCACCGGGCCATACGCCGCCCGTCGCAGCTTCGGCATCACGGATGCGTTTTAGCTGTTCATCTTCTCCCGTGTTGAGGTGTTCGCTATGCAGGCCGAGATAGGCGCCAACGGTCACCGGGTTGACGAAGCGCAGCAGACCGCCCGCCATGCGCGCGAGCAGACCACGGCCCGCGACCGCTCCCGCTGCGGCTGCACCCGCTCCGGCTGTGCCACCGCCAGCCGCGGCACCCGCGCCCGCGATGGCTTCTGCGGCCGTACTCGCTGTCGCGCCAGCACCCGACCACGCGCGCACCAGCATGAACACCTGCGCTCCAAGCATCCCGATGCTGCCGATTGCTGATGCAATCGAAGCGACGAAACCACCCGCCATGTAAGTCGCGACCGCGAACGCGGCGACCTTCCAGCCGCCGATTGCATCGACCACGCTACTGACACACGACGCGAAGCCAATCAGGCCCGTTACCGCGTCCGTGACGCCCTGCGCAAACCTGTCCCAATCGACCGAAGCGAGCCAGCGCGCGATCCGCTCCACCAGCTCCGCGACGCGCTGTGAGATCAGTTCGCGGTTCTTCGCGATCCACTCGGTGAAGCGCTCGATCATCGGGCCGAGTACTGGCGCGAGACTGTCCGCAATCGATGCCTTCAGGCCGTCCGCTGCCGTACTCATCCGGTCAAGCGACAGGGCGAACGCCTGCGCACGCGCGGCCATCTGCGGGGTAAAGTCACCGCGTAGCCGCCGCGCTTCGGCCTCATACGCCTGCATGCCCCGACGCCCGCGAACGAGTACCGGCAGAAGCTGCTCGACGCCGAGCGAGCGCGCCAGATTGCGCGCCGCTGCCGGATCCGTGTTCTGGATTGTCTGGATGCGGTCGGCCAGATCATAAAGCGCGGCCTGTGTATCGACTGCGCCGGTCTCCGTCTTGCGCAGGTTGATGCCAAGCGCCTGGATGGTCGCGAAGGCGGCCTGATTGCGGCCCCAGCGCGCATCCTGCAAGGTGTCCGCGAAGCCACGAAAGCCCGATGTCATCGTGTCGGCGGAGATGCCCATCAACCGCGCGGCGCTGCGCATCTGCGTCAGTTCGCCCGCCGTGATGCCGAGCAGTCGCGCGGTGCGCTCCGTTTCCGCGCCCATGCGCTCCCACTGCACCACGAGGTCAGTCAGACCCGCGAGCGTGCCGCCACCGACCAGCGCGAGCAGCGGCGCACCCATGCGCGTGAGGCTCGATGCCGCACTGCCGGCCTTCTGTGCGACGACATGCAGCTTCTGGCCGACCTGTGTCAGCCCCGATGCACGCGAAAACCGTTGCGCGCTGCGCGCAAGGTTCTGATACGGGCGCGTCATCCTCGATATCGAATCGTTGACCTTGTTGATTGTCTTCGTCGCCTTGTCAACGGTCGAGATGGTGAACTGGATAGCCTGGGCTGCCATCGCTTCACCTCACGCGGCTCTTTTCTGCGGCCTGCTGGGCGGCGTGCTGGATGCGTCGTGCCTGCGCGAGCCATTGCGCCAGCTCGGTCCACGTCAGCCCGCCCGCGTCGCGCGGTCCCCATCCATAGAAGTGCGTCACATCGGCCACGATATCGCGCACGTTGGCGGGCACTACTCGAAAAAACCGGACAGGTATTTGTTGCACGCGTTGAAGTCGCGCGCACCCATGCGGCCCACGGTGGCCACGTCAATCTTCGCCATCGTCGCAATCAGGTTCTTCATGGCGCGCACGTTGCCGAACTTCGCTGCGTCGTCGTTGACCTTCGCGATTTCATCGACGGTAGGTTCGCGCAGCGTAATCTCGGTCAGCCCGTCGATGGGGCTCAGTAGCGTAATGACCTCGTACATGGTGCGCTCCTTACTGTTCGCTTATTGCTCCGTGACGCTGCCGGAGAAGCCTTCGAAGCGGATTTCAAACGTCGCTTCCGGCGTTCTCACTTCCTGCGCTTCGGTGGCCCACATATTGCGGCCGACGACCGTCTTGCCGTTCGCCAGTTCGAGCGTGACCGTGACATTGGTCATCGCGTTAAAGTCCTTGACTGTCAGCGTGCCCGCGTCGCGCAGCGTGGCGGAAATGAACGGCGCGCGCGGCTTCTCCGCATAGCCGTGTACGCGGTCCTGTCCGACCATCGACTCGCGTTCGTAGTCGGCGGGCGAATACGCCAGTTCGCCGGACAGCATGTAGTTCTGGCCGTCCATCGATATCCACGCGACACCGGCCAGGCGGTTTGTGTCATCTGACATGGCGGGCTCCAGAAATGAAAAAGCCGCCGGGGCGGTTCGCCGGGGCGGCTTGGTGCGGTTCAGTGCTGCGGTTCGGAATGACTAGCTGAGCCTGAATTGCGCGAGCAGGGCAAAAATCCGGAGCTGGTCGATCAGCGTTCCGGGCCACAGACAGTCAACGCGATTCGGGTTGTTCGCGTTCTGCTCGACAATGAGTTGCCGCGCGAACAGTGCGCTGTTCTGCACGTAGCCATCGAATTCGAGTTCCTGATACCGGGCGATCACGTCTGCGCGTATCAGCAGCGGTGTGACGATGGCGCTACCGGATGCGAAGCGCGTGCCGTCCGCGGCGAGCTTCATGCGTGAATACTTCGATGTGACCATCGAGCGCAGCGCACGCAGCACGTACACCAGCAGAAACATCGTTTCGACTTCGAGGTAACTGTCATCGGGATCGCCCCACGGATTCTTCTGGTAGGTCGTCGTGATGTTCTCGGCATAGCAGGTGCCGTCATCGCCAACATTGAACGTGCTGATACCGTCATAGAGCAGCGTGTTGCGCTCGGTGAGCAGGAAGCGCGAGGCAACCGGCGGCGCGAGCATGCCGCGAATCGGTAGCGTCTGGACCGGGCGCCCCGGATCATTGCGCAGCGCGGGCGCGACCGAGCCGGCAAGCTGCGCGGCGACGATCCATGCGGGTGTGGGCGAATCATGGAACCCAAGCACCGATTCATGCTGGTTGTTGCGGCCCGCGCCGAATGTCGTACACGCCGCGAGCGTCCCCCGGTACGCGGCAAAGGCATGGCCGTAAATCTGCTGGGCCCACGACCAGCGCCCGGTCTGATCGTTCAGGAACGTATGCAGTGCATCGAGGCTGACGCTATCGGTGTACGGGCAGACGATGAAGTCGAATGGCATGTCGCCGCAGTTATCGAGCGCGGCCTGTAGCGTGTCGGTCGGATTGATCGCGCCGCCCGCCATTGGCGCGATGGCAACATGCAGATTGAGCGGCGTCGATTCGCCCGCGCGTGAGCCGCCGTAATTCAGGCGCACGTCAATTTCATTGCCCACCATGCCCGCATTGATGGCAGTCAGCGTGACTACGTTGTCCTGAGCCGATGCGCTCACCAGCCCGAACGCATCTGCAGCAACGAGTGTGGCGAGCGCTTCCGCGATGTCAGCCGCGCTCTGCGTGGCCTGCACCGGCAACTGGTAGCGCCGACCGGCGATATAAAGCGAGATGACGCCCGAGACGCCGGCGTCGCCTTCGATGTTGAGCGTGACCGTTCCACTTGCGGCTACCGCGCCGGTTGCGTCCTCGAGCGGCAGATACCACACTTCGCCGAAGCTATCGGCCGCGCGATAGGCAGCGGTCATCGCGGCGAGCATCGAATTGCTGCCCCACCGTGCGCGCGCGTCGCCCACGCCCGCGCTGATAACCGGCGTGCCCGGTTCGCCGGTTCCCGTGTCGGTCATCTGCCCGATAATCAGCGTGCGCTGGTTGAGTTGGGCGCTGTTGGCCTGCGACGCGTCGAGCTCCGCGTAGAACAGCGGCACTCGGATGTTCTCAGGCAGGTTGGTAAAGGGAATCATGGGAGCAACCTCCCGGGATGGTGGGCGCGAATCGGAGACGGAATCGGACGCAGGACGGTTGGGGCGGGCCGGGGCGGGGCCCGCGCGATTGTCTTGAGGGGATCGAGGGAAGCGCGCGCAGCGGCAGGCAGAGGCGCAGAAAGCGCGTGTTATGTCGGGTCGGTGGCTTTGGGTTCGCGCGTGCGGTGTGATGCGCGCCGCGTCGCGTCGGGCTCGTCTGGCGTGTCCGGGATGGGGGGCGGCTCATCCGCGACGGGCACCACGTCGCCATCGCGCAGACGGCGACGCCAGTACACCGAATCGGGTACGACGCGCCCGGCGTCGGGCAGGAAGTCGCGCAGGTCGGGATCGCGCACCCGCACGCCCGTTGCTGGCCTGATGTGCATGTCAGTCTCCCTCTAGCGGAATGTCGAGCCGCCCCTCGTCACGTCCGTCCGGCCCATGCGTGCGCGGTGCGGGAACAACGCTCTGCGGGAACGGCGGGGCGGGGTACGTGCCGGTCGGGTCGGCGCGATTGGTCAGGTCCGCGTGCAGGCCGACGCGTTCGAGCGGGACCGGTGCAGGCGGATCGATCGGCCACGGCGCGGGCTGCGGCCTGTCTGCGGTGGGGTCGTACATTTCGGGGTACTCACAGCGGAATGAGCCCGCGATACCGGCGAGATGCCGCGCACCCTCGGCGCGAATGTCGAGCACGCTTTCAATGCTCGGGAACTGCTGAAGCATGCGCACGAGCGACCAGTCGAGCAGCAGCGCGTTCTCGACCGCGTACCACAGCCATTCAATTGCGTCCTGTGCCTCGGCGGCCGTCGCGCCTTCGACCACCGCCTTGACTTCGAGGCTGCATGTCGTCGTGAACTGCGGCATGCCGCGATTGAATGACGTCTTCGCTTCGTGCGCGGTGCGCACGATGACAGCGGGCAACACGTCAGACGGCGCGGACCAGTCGCCAGGCGAACGGATCAGCACCGCCCGGCCGGCGACCTGAAGTTCTGCGCGCTCCAGTGCGCCAAGCGCGGCGAGACGCACCTGACGACGCCCGAGCATCGGCAAAGGGCGGATACGTGCGCGGTCCACGGCTGGGGCGAGGAAAACTGGTCAGGTCGCGAGATTGAGCAGCAGGAAACACCACCCATGTCCATCCGTACGGACTTCGCGGACGACATAGGTCGTGTCACTGAGCGGCGCACCGGGCGCGGCCGGAATGAACAGCGTGTCGCCCTGGTGTGCAGTAACGGGAAGTGTTGCCACGCGAAAGCCGTAGCATGGGCGTGTCGTGGTGACGGGTACGCCGTCGACCACATCCACGTTCGTAAAGGCTTCGTCAAACACGCCGTTAAGCGCATGCGCGTTACCGCTTCCCGCGTAGAGCGTCGCGGGCTGGCCGAAGATGCCTTCGACGGGCGCGAGCACCAGGCTATCCCAGTCAATCATGGTGGGGACCGCTCAGGCGATTGGCGCGGCGCTGGCTGCGTCTGCCGGTTGTGCAGCCGTCGCGGATGGTTCTTCCGGCGTGATGCGCGTAGCGCCTGCCGTGGTCGCTTCGAACATGCGACCGGACAGCAGTACTTCGGGCCGCGTGCAGACGTAGAGCGGGTACGCATACGCTTCCATCTTCCACCACATGCGCCGCAGCACGTCGAAGATCGGCAGCACGTACACGGGCCGTCCCGGCGTGTTGACCCAATCGACGGTTTCGCCCGGCGCCATCGCTTCGCGGAATACACCGGGCGCGCCGACCGGGAAAAACTTCACCACGTCATCAGGAACCTTGATGGTCACGTTGTCGTCCGAGCCGCGATAGTTGAACCACGTAATGCCGGAGAACACGAACGCATCAAACGCGGCACCCTGCGAGTTGTCGCGCAGTGCGCGCGCATCGGACCAGTTCACGAACGTACGGATCACGTCCGGGTGATTGACGAACGCGTCATAGAAAGCATCGCCGCACATCGCGTAGACGCGCGTGGTCGGCGTGAATGCGCCCTGCGACTTGCGCGCCATCGTACGGATGATCGCGTTGCAGATCGGCCGCAAGGGTGTGTTCGCCTTGCCTGCCTCGGTCGCGCCCAGATCGAACGGCGTTTCGGTGGCCTGCGGAATCTGGAATTCATCGAACCAGTTGTAGAGCACGCTGCCGTCCTTCGGATCGAGCACCAGTCCCTGCAACGCGGCGAGCCTCAGGAATTCCTTCGTGTATTCGACACTCGCGAGCAGCCCGGTCGGTCCCGAGAGCCGCCGCGCAACTTCGGCCTCGACCTGCATCAGGACGGATTCCGTACCGAACTCGCGGATGCCCTGTACTTCCTCGGCGTACACCGTGTCCGAGTGCATCAGGCGCGGCACGTCGAAATAGCGCATCTTGCGACGTTCGGTCGTGCGCTGCGTGCCTTCCTCGCCGCGCTGGGAGAACGGGATCAGGATCAGCTTGCCGGTGCGTTCCTCGACTGCCAGCGCTTTCGTGCGGATCGGGTTGGGATCGAATACGCCCAGCTCACCGAGGCCGACAGGCTGGTACGGGTTGCGCTGAACGGCGTCCGAGAGCGCAATTGCCGTGAACGGGTCCTGATGGAATACATCGAGAATTTCGCCAGCCATGATGACGGCTCCCCAAAAGAAAAGACCGCCCCGGACCAGCGTCCGTGCGGCCTTGCGAGGAAGGAAAGGGGTACTAGCGCAGCAGGATGCCTGCGGCGCGCAACTGGTCGCCCGCGATCTGCATCTGGTACGGCGTCACGTCCGACGGCCAGACAAGCTCCGATGCGTTCACTTCCGCGTCGCGCACGATCGCGACGGCGGCGCGATCCATCCGCGTCGTATCGCGCGAGCCGAACAGCAGACCCGCCACGACTTCGGAGCCATCAGTCGCGGCGGGATTCCAGGGCATCCAGATACCGGGTGTGCCGATATCGAACGGATCGGCAGCATCGAACGTGATCGCAAAGGTATCGCCCGCAGCGAAGCGCTTTGCGCCCTGTTCGATGACGAAGCTCAGGCCGTCGACGACGACCGGCGCCCCGGTCTGCTGCGCAGTCGCGCCCAGTTCATCGGGTCCGCTCACGTCGAACGTGTTGCGGCTCGTGAAGGTGCAGACGTAGCGACCAGACGGCGACGAGCTGGCACGCGGCGGATCGGTGAGCCGCAGGACACCGTCGCCGGTGTTCTCGCGCTCCGGCGTGCCTGCGACGACCGACGCGGCCCCCGCGTCGCCCCTTGCGTCATTGCCTGGCGGGGGTGTCGGAGGCAAGGCAAGGCGGCTGAGAATGGTCCCGGCCATGACATACACACCGCCCGTCAGGACGATGCCGTCGCGCGAGCGGTGGCCGTTCGCTTCGGAGACGAGAAAGCCGCCGTCATGCCAGTTCTCAAAGAGCGGCGGGACAGTAGGAGCGCCCATGATCGTGATCCCCTGTAATGGAACGGATGAAAAACCGGCACGCGCACTAGCGTTTGCGCGCATTCACCTTCGCGAATGCGTGGTCCCATGCCGACGCGATGGCCTGACGTGAGTTCATGCCCGGTGTACCTCCCGGGCCGACGCGCGGATTGCGCTCGACGCGTCCGCTATTGGCGGTCGGCGGGGCGGGTGTGCTTTCGAGTACCGCGAGCGCGGCACCGCGTGCGAGGCGTGTTCTGAACGCGAGATTGGCGGCCAGTACCGGATTGCGCGCGGCCGCGTGACTTGAAAAGATCGCGGCGCAGCGCGCCTGCTCGCGGCGGCGCGCGCGCGCCTCGACGGAACTGCCGTGCATTTCTTCCTCGTCGTCACCGTCCTGCGCCTGACCACCGCCTCGGCCCTTTGCCTTGCCGCGCCGGCTGTCCCGTTCATCAGCGTCGTCGGCGTCATCGCGGCTGTCGTCGTCCCCGAGCTGGACGTCATCGCCTTCGTCGTTGTCCCCGTCCTCGTCTTCTTCGTTGTCGTCCTCCTGTGCATCGTCGCCGTTGCGCGGCTCGTCGTCCTGTGCACGCCGTGTGCGCGCATCGTTGTGTGCGCCATCCTCGCGGTCGCGCTCGGCAGGCGGCTCGCGTTCGTCATTCTCGACAAGCGGTGAGTCGTCCTCAGCGCGCGTACGCGTCCCCGCGCGCCCGAGGTGCGCGAATGGCAGTGAGCGGGTCATGGCTGAAAGAGAGAATCCCATTTTTAAGACCTCCTGCATGGTCCTGGTGGTTACTGCGGCACGGATGACAGCGCGAGCGAATCGAGTAGCGCAAGAAACGCCGCATCGGGCGACATGACTGCATCGGCAAAGCCGGTATCGACGCTCGCCGCCCCGAGGAAGGTTGCGGCCTGCGTGTCGCGAACCTGCGCCACGGTCAGCCCGCGATTGCGTGCGACCGTCGCCACGAACAGTTCGCCTACGCTGTCCACGTCTGCCTTGATACGTGCATAAGCTTCGTCAGAGAGTGGCCGGTATTCGCTGCCGTCTGCCTTGCGCTCGCCATAGGTAATGAGCGTGACCGTCAGGCCCGCATCGGTGAGCGCTTTCGAAAAATCAACATGCGCGACGATCACGCCGACGCTACCGGTTCCGCCCGTGCGCGGCACGATCACGCGATCACAGGCCGAAGCGAGCGCATACGCGGCGGAAAACGCGCACTCGGTGAGGATCGCGTACAGCGGCTTGATGCCCCGCGCACCGTAAATGGCGTCGGTCAGATCGAAACACCCGGCGACCTCGCCGCCGGGGCTGTCGATATCGAGCACGATTGCACGCACAGAGTCATCGGCCAGCGCCGTCGCGAGGTTCGCGCGGATGCCGTCATAACCGGTCATGCCCGAGTACGGACGCAGCGTGCCGAGCTTCTGCACCAGCGTTCCCTGCACCGGAATGACCGCGATACCCTGGACGACCTCATACGCAAGCTCGTCCGCAGGCTCGCCCGCTTCAAGCCCGGCATCGAATGCGCGCAGTTCACCGTTCGGGCGGAACAGCCGCGCGAGACCAAACCGGTCCGCGAGCGCGGCCATGATGATTTCGATCTTGCCCGGCGCAATGACGAGCGGCACATTAAAAAGGCGCGTCGCCAGGTGCGGATAGTTCACGACCATCGTGCGCGCCTCGGCATTTCGGAGTTGTCTGAGGTCTGCGCTCGGCATACACGCCTAGCATTGCCCCCGTCACTGCCAGCAATTCCCCTTGCGCGCAGTTTCTGCGGGTTGCAGATTTTTACACCCTCACGCTGGCACGCTAAGTGAATTGCACCCCCGTATGCCAAAAAGGAAAACGATGGAAGAAAACGAAGCCAGCCCTATAGACGAGTCTCCTATACCACCGCAAACTGCCCCCGAGAGTTTTTCTGTCAGCCTTAGAGGATTTGATACTACGGATAGGGCCGAGCGGTATGCTGAATGCCTTGGTCACTTAGTCCGTGAGTTGAGTTCTTACTTTGATTTAAGTGGACTTGATGGAATTACAGTTGCGTTTGACTATCGGCAAGCCCTGTGTGATCTCGATCTTGGAATACCTACAACCTATCAACTTACACCAAGTGAAGGAAACGTAGTCGGTGTCGCAATGACACCTTCGGTCTTGCGCGGAGGGAAAGTCAAGAGCCACATAGTTTTCAACGCCGAATACGTCATTGCGCTGGAGGATCCCGCCGAGGAGCATTTCGATTTTGCGCTGCACTTGTTGGCGCACGAGTGCGCCCATGTCGATGCAACCCATCAGTTTGACAAGGCATTTCCGGGGATTTTGCTACAGAGTAGGGCCAGCAACGTACATCAAACCCTTAGATGGAGAATTATTCAATCCTGCTGGGACGAATACGCAGCAACGCGTCTTAGTAGAGACATTGGCCGCAATCCTGTCCACGAATACGAAGAGACGTTTATCCAAGCACTCGGGGAGACACGGGAAACGGCCAACAACGCGATACGCGCGTATCGGCTGCATGCCGACGTGAGGCGGGTTTTAGATGATGTCTACGGCGCATATGGACGCTTGATGAAGTTCGCGTGCTATCTCCTAGGGAACATGGCTGGAACCGGGGTTGGACTGGACGATCTACCAAACACCCGTACAGCGCTCGCTTGCCATTGGTTTGCGCCGTATTTCGAACGTCTAGGTGATATTTGCCAGCGCCTCGCTGAGGAATACGGCGCATGGCGTAATCAGAAGATCTTCGAAGAGTTGGGCGATTGCGCTGACGCTATCGCCGTCGCGGGCGGCGTCAACGTCACACCTAGCACCAACGGCGGGGTTAACGTGAGCATTCCATTCTCGTTGGAAACCATGCCGATGTAGGTAGTGCCTAGCTTCCGGGGGCGAAATTTTTGCAGCAGCACGAGCGGTCCGATTGGCCGGCGGCAGCGAATTACGCTTTGACGCACACCGCTATGTCCAATTTTCGTGAGCATCCCAGTTTGAAGACAGTCGAGCGGACTTCTTCCTGATCGGGTGTGAGTAGACATCCAGCGTCGAATTTTCAGTGGACTCCGGCCATTCGATTGCTCACATCGTACGACTCTTCTTGGCCGACTCGAGCCAGTAACCCATCCTCCACGTAAATCCGCGAAGAACCTTTTTTTGCGCTGCGCCACCATCGAGCGCCCGGCATTTCGGAGTTGTCCGAGGTCTGCGTCCGGTATATACGCCTAGCATTGAAGCGTCGCCCCTCAGTACGTCCTCCGCTTTCCGGGGGCGATAGGGTTGGCATGTAGTAGAAAACCCTTTTCATGGCGCGTCCTTGTGGCGCGCTATTTTTTTTGCGTCCCTTCATAGCGGCGTCGCGGCACCGTTGGGCATATCGCCATTCCGAAACCTGCAATTCAACAAAGCTGGCTTCTCTTTCCACCGACCTCGATATCCGGGGGCATCTATCTTTCGGACTGAACCTATTCAAATTTGAGACAGGGAGACCTATCCTGTATTCGAATTTATACGGAGAAAGTCATGAGCCCGATTACCCTGATTGAAGCTACGCACCTCTACAGCCGCGCAGGCGTTGCACGCCATAGCCATTTCCGCCTGAATCCCCTGCGCCTGATTGCGTTCGTACGCAAGCTGTTCGCCGCGCGTCGCCAGTCCTGAACACAGCGCCCGGCTATCAACGCGGCCGGATACTATTGCGGTACAGGGGCTGCCTCGGGTTTCGCCGCTTCTGCCGCAGCGATACTGCCAGCCCAGGCAGGCAAATCAAGCCCAAGTTCCTTCATCAGCCGGATTTCATTCGCGCGCTGGTGCAGTACTTCCTCATAATCGAGTCCCTGTTCCGCGCATTCACGCTTGAGCGTCGAGAGCGCCGCGTCCATGCCCATCACCGCACCGGCCTTTTCCTTGGTCGGATCGATCCAGCCGCGCGCCACCCCCATCCATGAACAGCGCGCGTACGCGGCGCGCGCCTCGATATACGGCGGCGCACCAGCCGGCAGCGGCAGTTCACCCCGGTCCATTGCTTCCCACAGCCACGCACCGTAGAACGGTGACGCGAAGTTCAGGCAGAACTCGTCGCGCCGCCGCGTGAGCGTTTTCCACGCTTCGAGCAGTGCCGCCCGCGCACTGCTGTAATTCGTCCTGCTCCAGTCCTGCGAAAGCTGCTCGGCGCTGAGCCCCAGCACCGCCGCAATCACGCGCTGCATCTCGTGCGCGAATGTCTCGAAGTTGCCGTGCGGGTGCGCGGCCGAAACGCTTTCGAGTGATTCGCCAGGTGCGAGCGTGGGAATACGCGCGCCGTTGAGCATCGCGGGACGCTCGTCGGCCCACCGCGCACGCAATGCCTGATACAGCGGCAATTCCTCGCCTTCGCCCGCGCCAAGCGCATCCTGCACCAGCGCCGGATCATAGGGCGACGTAACGTAGGTGCCGAATGTCGCGGCGATGGTCGCGGCCTGTAGCTCGACGCCGTAATACCGCGCGAGCATGCGCGCGTGCAGCAGGACCGGCGTGAACACCCCGAGGCCCCGATGCTGGCCCGCCCGGTCGCGGTCATAGTCGTGCAGTACGCGCAGCCAGCCGTCCTCGTCGCAGCGCTCGATACGCTCCCAGGTGTTCGCCTCGACGGCGAGATACCAGTCGTTCTGATGCGCTTCGCGGATGTGATACGCGAGCGGCACGCCGTAATCGTCAATCTCAACGCCGCCGCGCAGGTAGCGTGAGTCGATGGCCTGATACGGGTTGCTCAGACGATCGGGATCGAGCAGCAGCAACGCGGTCGCGTAGTCCGCGCCGCCATAGCCCACGCGTTCAGGTAGCCAGTAGATGAGCCCGAGCCCTTCGCCGTCGATCAGCTTGTGACGCATCGCAACCCGGAATTGCTGTCCGAGCGTCAGTTGCCGCGCCACGTCGTTATAGTGGCCGGGGTTCTCTGCATACCCGCGCCAGAGTGCTTCAGCAGTGCGCCGGAATTCGTCGGCCCACGAAGCATCAAAGCCGCTGATACCGGTACGCAGTGCGAGCGCCCGGTAATCGGGATTCGCTGACAGCAGCAGGTTCGTCCCGATGGTGTTATCGAGAATGCGGGTAACGCCGCCATTGATCCAGCCGTCATTGCGAAAGAGGTCGCGCGAGCGCGCAACCATCCAGTCACGGAATAGGTTGATCTCCGAATCGGGCGACCGTATCCACGGCAACCAGTTGCCCATCTCCTGGGCAAACCAGTCCGCGGCGTCATACGGAAACTGGTAGCCCGGCAACCCGAGGCCGCTGCCTGGCGAGGCCAGCACGCGTCCCGGTTCCGACATGTGCGCGCCGACCGTGCCGCCGCGTCCCGCGACCGGTTCGGGGATCGGCTGGCCGCTTTCGTCAACGATGACGCCCATTGCTGGCTCAGAAGTACGGCGTGACCGGGCGGCGGCGATTGCGGCAGAGTCCGCGCAGTGCATCGATCTGTGTCTGCACGCCGATGATGGCCTGCACCAGATCGGCGATATTGGCCTGCGTGTATGCGATCGAACGGCTACCGTCTGCCTGCGTGTACGACGCGGACTGCGCCCGGGTGCCCGATACCAGCGCGAGATACGCCTGCTGCATGCCTGCAAGCTGCGATTCGAGCGCGCCGAGCGTCATCCCGTCCAGGATGCTCAGGCGGTGGCAGGGCATAACGGTTCTCAGGCAAGGCGCTGAACGAGCGAGGTCCGCGTGCGTGCGGTGGCCGGGTATGGTCGGTGCGGCGTCGGCGGTACGGCAGGCGGTGGCGTCCACGCCTTCACCGCGTCCGCGCGCCGGTTCAGTTGCAGCCCGAAAAACAGCAGGCCGCACAGCGCGCCGTACGCATACACGCGACAGTCGAGCGCTTCATTGGCGCGGCCCGGTGGCAGTTCCCACACCCGGTAACGTCTGCCGCCCGATTCCCGGATCACGATACGCTCGGCGGTCAGTTGCGCGTAATAGCCAATGTCACGGTCTGCGGGGAAGTGCATGTAACCCGGTCCCGGCGTATCGAGCAGCAGCCGCTGACGGATCGTGTCTTTCGCCGCGTTCACGCCGAGAAGGATTGGGCGATAGGTTCTCTTCGTGCGCGACGTGGGCCGCTTCGACGGCCATACCGGATTGCGCTCGCCGCCGCGTGCCGATTCGCCCTTGACTGCCCAGATGCGACGCCCGATGCGCGCCGCGCAGAACTGGTACACCGCCTGCGTGTGATGTCCGCCCGAATCGATGCATGCGGCCATAATCTCGAAGGGGCGACCATCGGCGCGATGCCACAGGCGTCTGAGATACGTGTCGATGCGCGCCTGTGTACGCGCGTCTGAAAACTCGCCCTCGATGATTTCGTAGTCGATTGACCAGCTTTCCTCGTTGCGGCCCCAGCCGACGACTTCGAGCTCAACGCGATAATCCTGCACGTCCGCGCCCACGACCAGCACGGCGACACCATCGGGCACTTCAGCCGCCCATATCTCACCGCGAGCGACGACCGCTTCAGCGGAGAGCGCGCGACCGGTGCGCGGACGGTACGGGAGTCCCATCTGTGTATTCCACCAGGCTTGCAGCCGTTCCTCGTCGCCCTGCGCGTCGATCCAGCGCGCCGCGATGTCGGCGGGCCGGTCGCGCGTCCACGGGCTCAGGAGCTTCGACGCCTGGAATCCGGCATGCGCGTTATCGACGCTCCACGCGCCGCAGGTCGGACACTTCGCGCGATAGACAGCATGACGCTCCGATTCCCACCAGTCCCATACGGCACGCACACAGGCAGACTCGCCGCCGGGCTCCTGGATTTGCTCACCGTTGCGCCACGCACGCTCATAGGCGTCAAGCGGCGCGTGGCGCGCGCCGCAGCATTCGAATACCCGCGTCTGATGCCACCGTATGGACTGCAAGGCGGTAAGCCGTTCGGACTCGGACCAGCCCGCGCCGCACGACTCGCAGTACACGCGCGCGGTCTTTGTGCGATGGCCGGTCACGTTGCCCTTGTCGTCCTTGCGCTTCTCCCACTCGACATGGCGGAAAAAGTCCAGGAACTGACGGTGCCCGCAATGCGGACAGGCTACGCTCGCGCGACGCTGGTCCGACTCGCCGTAACTGGCTTCGATGCGGCTTTCCTCGGTGACGGTTGGTGAACAGGTCCGCACCGACAGCCAGTTCGCGAACGTGGCGACGCGCTCCTCGGCGAGCGCGATAGGGTCGCCCTCGCGCGTGACCGGGTACTTGTCGATTTCGTCCGCGAGAACGAGCCGGATCGGGCGGCGCGCGAGGTTATCGGGACTGCCCGCGCCCGCGAGCGCGAGGAAGCCGCCCGGAAACGACTTGAACAGCAGCGTTTCCTCGGCGTTGCGCGTTTTGGTCGTGCCGACCCGTTCACGCAGTACGGGCGTGACCCGCACCAGTGGCGTAATGCGTTCCTTGCTGAACTGTTCGGCCGCTGCTTCCTTGGGTTCGAGCAGCAGCATCGGGCACGGATCGAGATGCGCAAAGTAGCCGAAGACGTTCTCGATCAGCGACGTCTTGAACAACTGCGTGTTCACCATCGCGGTGATGACATGCACGCCCGGCTCGGTCACGGCAAGCATCGGCCCGCGTGCGGCTTCCACGGTCCCGGTCGCCCAGCGACCCGCCAGGCTGCCCGATTCCTTCGCGAGTCTCCTGTAGCGGTCAGCCCATGCCGGAACGCTCAGACGTGGCGGCGGGGTCCACCCGCCGCGGCCGACACGTCGAAGATCATCGGCCTTGTTCCGCGTCGAAGCGCGGTTCAGGCTCCCCGAGGTCGGCAAGCTGCTGATGAACATGCGCCGCCAGTGTGTTCGTTAGCCGGTCAATGTCGTCTATACCGAAAGCCATTGCAATGAACGGTGCGACCTTCGCGGGCCATGCAAGCCACGCGTCGCGCTGCTCGCGGCATAACTCGAACACGACGCCTCGCGCGACGGCCAGCTCAACCAGTGCGCCGGATTTCTGTTCGTATTCGAGGCGGCGCAGCAGCGCGGTCCAGTTCTCCTTGATGCGCAGGGCTTCGCCGTACGCCAGCCCCTTTGCAGTTCCGCCCGGCTGCAAAGTGTCCTTTGCGGGCCCGTTTGCAGCCTCGCCCCGCCTTTCGCTCGCGCGCCAGCGAGTGCCAAGAAGCGCCGGGTCCATCAGGCCGTCTGCGCGCTTCGCAAGCCGTCCCTGCTTGAGCGCCTGATGAACGAGCGTGTCCGAAACGTGCTCACGTCGCGCGAATTCGCGGATGGAGATGCCGTCCGGCATGGTGCAAAGACTTTTGGAAGCCTGTAGCTACAGACAGAACGGGCTCGCGCAATTTGCCCCCATTTTTCGAGAGGGGACCAGGACCCGCTCCGGGCGGTCGACCGCGCGCGGCATGTTAGGCTTCCGACCTCACCGGGGCAGCGCGCGCTGGACTCAAGTCAAAACAAGCTGGAGGGCATATGGCATCGGTAGCAACCACAATGGCGAAACTTGCCGGTCTGAAGAAGGCAATCGACAGAACGCTCACGGACAGCGGCTCACATAAGGTGCCCATCAGAATTTTTTCGCCAGACGATGTCGAAGCGTACTTCGTCGGGGTAGCAAACGCGGTTGAAGAGTTACGCGAAGCGCTACCGGATCTGTACGGTGATTTTCCAGACGTGAAGGAGGCGCCGGAATGCGCCATGACGTCGGGCTCCGACGGCCAATCGCGCCCAAACTGGTATTACCGTAGACAGCTTGAACGGCTTTCGAGGAACGTGGACCAAGTAATCGAAATTCGGTCCAACAGCGAACTCGCAGCACCGGCCACGGCGGCTCCTCGCAGGGTGTTTATTAGCCACGGGCGGGCAAAAGATTGGTACGAGGTGCAGTCGTTTATCGAGCGCGACCTTAAGCTTGCGACGCTCGAACTTGCTCAAGAACCCAATAAGGGGTTGACCGTTCTCGGAAAATTGGAGGAAGCAGCAAATCAGTGCGATTCAGCCGTTATTGTCATGACCGGGGACGACAAGGACGAAAGTGGCCAATTACGTGCTAGAGAAAACGTTATGCACGAAATTGGATATTTCCAAGGAAAGTATGGGCTCGCGCGGGTGGTGGTGCTGCACGAGGAAGGGGTGAACATCCCGTCAAATATCCAGGGGCTCGTCTATATCCCCTTTCCACAAGGGTTCATCGAAGCGGCAAAGGCCGTCCTCATGCGTGAACTGAATACCATCTACGGGTAGTGTGCCTGCGCAGTAACACTCAACACTACCCTTGCGCGCTCGCGACAGCCCGCGCAAGTTCCCGCCCGAAAACCCGGTCGAAGTTCGCCTCGACGACCGCCTCGGCGCGTTCGCCGAATTCGAGCCGCTTCTTCGTCTCGACCGGCGGCCGGAACGCGATCAGCAAACGAAGCCTGCCTGTCGTGTTGACGTCTGCTCCCAGCGTATGCCTTCCCCGCAGCTTTTTACGCTGCCGGACGTTCCCTGAAATATCGGTCGCACGCTCGCGCAGAAACGGGCGCTGCCATACACCGTAGATCGTGCCGTGCTTCGTTTTGATCGGCCCCATGAACACGTCAGATCGCCCCATGTACTTGCGGATGGCGTTGCGTGGCAGGTTGCCATACTGGTTCGCCGATACGCCGGCCGGAACGAGGTTCGCCGGCTTCGCGCCAAGATACTGCACGCCGCCGAATTCATAAGGGGCAAGATACTGCGCGGCGCGGTCACGGATATAGACGCGCGCAACGGGACTTCCCTTTCGGGCAGCCTGAACTGCAACGGAGTTGACGGTAAAGGGCGTCGGGTTGTCGAAAACTTGCGGTAGTGCGTTCTTTTCGGCGTCGGCGGCGAGCTTCGCCAGTTCGGTCACAGTGCGTGCTTCGGCAAAGGGCAATTGCCGATAAGCCAGCGCTGAGAGCTTGCGCGACACGGCCTCAATGTTCGAGCTGATCGACAGTTCAAGCATCGATACACGCAGCGTCAGGACGGAATCCACGCGCGGCCGAACTCCGCTTTTGCGAGGCGCTTGCCAACGCGTTCAGGCATGCCGGAACGGTCTGCAAGTCTGTCTACTTCCTCCGGTTCCATGCCAAGGCCGCGCTCGATCTCAGGTACCGGTACGCCTGCCTCGATGATCGTGCGGACAATCCCGGCCATCGGCAGCACAGCGTGCGTGCCACGGGCGCGGTTGTGCCTGATCGTGGACATCATGCGATGCACCGGATCGGCTTCAATCTCCGCGATGGGCACGAATCCGCCATAGCGCGCGACGAGGCGCGGCTCATCGGCGACGAGCCAGCGGTGATAACCGTCGACCAGGACGTAACCGCTACTGTCTTTCAGCACGACAAGCGGCTGCGTGAAGCCATCCTCGAGGATCGAGAGAACCAGCAGTTCAAGCTCCAGCGGAGCGACGCGGTTCGGGTTGTAGTCGTTCGCCCGCACGCAATCGCGATGTACCCATTTCACGCGAGAGACGGCAGCGTGTTCAATAGCGCCGCGCACCTCATCCGGCAGCGGAGAAGCTGACTCAATAGCGGGTGCCATCGTTGTCGATTTCCATTGCAAGCAGTTCTTCGAGCGTCACCCCCCGTCGCTTCTGCTCCGCTCCGGCAAGCGTGACCAGCCCACCAGCCTTGCGGTTCTTGAAGTCACCTTTCAGCGCGATCTGTGCCAGCGCCCGCCAGGATACGCCGCTCATCGGATCGGCTCGGGTGTCGTCAATCGGCCGCCTGGTTTTGCGCTGATGTACTTCTATCGCGCGCTTCAGGGACAGCGCGACGCGCGAGCGCCAGGGCTCATCGTAGAGATCGATAATCCGCCAGGTCCATTGCCGCCACGTCAGACCTTGTGGCGGCTCGCGCAGGTGCGTACCGTAAAGCTCGGTCAGCGCATAGCGCGCGGCTGTTGCGGCACCCGGTACGCGCGCCGTCATCCGGTGCCACAGGTCGGGGTAGCAGATCGCCCAGGTATGCAGCAGGTTGAGCGGTTCTTCGCCAAACGGCGGGCAGACGCGCTGCTGGGCATGCGCCAGTCCCATCGCTTCAAAGCGGTCATAGGTGTGGTTGTAGTCCCATCCGAAGCACGACGGCGCGACCCAAACATCCTCGAACCGCCAGTCGTATATCGGATCGCACAACCAGACGTTGCGCGCGTTGGGGCTCTGATGAATGTAGTTATCGACGCGCGTCCGCATTGTCATCCGTAACCGGCGCAACGATTCCTGAGTACGGATGCCGCGCAGCATCGCGACTGTCTGCGACTGGCCCGCGAATGGCAGATGGCTACAATCGGGGATCATCATTCCCCTGGCAAAACCCGGCATCGTCGCCTCAGCGCACGCCGGCATCGGGCGCACCCACAGGTCGCGCTCATCGGGATTCCAGCAGTACCAGTACGGCTGCTGCCGCGAGCAGGCGTTGCGGTGTTTGACCGGCACGCAATACCAGGTGAGCGCGATATGAGGCTGGGCGCGCACGCGCCCTACATAGTCGTCCGTGTCGGGCGAAATGCACTCCTCGTCATAGAAGTGAACCTCGAGCGGCAGGCGTCCGGTTTCGCTCGCGACCGAGAGCGCGAGATGCAACACGACGGTCGAATCCTTCCCGCCGGAGAACGAGACGACGATCCGGTCGAACCGGCTGTACAGATGCCGGATACGTTCCAGCGCCGCATCGTGAACAGTATCGTCCACATAGTGCCGGTCCAGCGTCAGACGCGCCTTGCCGCTCATGAGCGTTCCAGTGTCGCATCGCCGGTCGTGCGGATCGCAGCAAGATTGCGGGCCGACACGCCATCCACGATAGTGCGGTTAATCATCGGGTGATCATCGTCAGTCGGGCCGCAATCGGAATCCGGGTGATAGGCGAGCACGCGCATTTCGTCGCCCCGGTCGGTGGCGAAGTGATGCCGGCCGTTCGCATGGATGCAGAAGACCATTCCCGCTTCGAGCGCGATGCGGGCATCAGCGCCCGCATTACGTGCAACGCACGTCCCGCGCCCTGAGAGAACGAGTCCAAGCCGGTCCGATGGATGCGTGTGTGCGGTCTGAAAAACGCCTGCGGGGAAGTACAGCAGGTTCAGACAGGGATCGCCGCGGCGAACAGGCTGCACAAGCGTGGTATCACTGCACTGGTCGATATAGCGCAACCGGCCCTTGTGCTCGACGGGGCCACCGATCATGAACAGGCCGCGCCAGCCGATACGACGCATGATGACTCCGCGGCTACTGCGTGCGGACAGCGTGAAGCGGCCGGGGACGCAGAAGTATTGGCCGGCGTGCAACATCCACGCATGGCCGTTGTGCTGCAGGCGCGCTGCGCCCTCATACACGTAGCCGAAGTGAGTCGCCTTCGGCTCGGTGACGGTAAGGTCGTCCGTCCACGCCTGCAATGCGTCGCCCAGACAGCCATGCTGCCAGTCATAGGCCGTGAACGCGTGCGAGGGCGCGCCGATGTGAGCGGATCGATTCATTGGATACTTTGGCTTGCATCAAGCCATTCGCGGGCGATCAGCAGGAGCGCGGCGCCGCTGTCGGCCGCGCCGCGCGTTCGCGCGTGAGCAATGGCATCGAACAGGGTCTGACGGTCAGCAACCCGGACCATGCAGGAAAAGACTGCGAGAGAAGCATCTGCATCGCTCACAGCAGAAAAACCATTCTGGCTGGCGACAGCGTCGGCAGCTGTACTGACTGGAGCCCGCTCGTGCGTATTGGCGTTCGCGCTTGCGAAACCAAATTCCGTAGGGTCTGCAACTTCGGCAATCTGCGCGGCGTGATCGAGCCGGAGCCTGTCTGTATCGTCAGTCAGCCGCGCCAGATCAGCGTCAGAGAAACCAAGCAGATCGGGCTCGAAGCCCTCAGCGGTGAGTGCCTGAAGCTCCTGCGCGAGCAGTTCCGTATCCCATGAGGCATTAAGCGCGAGCTTGTTGTCCGCAATCCGGTAGGCGCGCTTCTGTGCCCCGCTCCATCCCCGCGCCACGATCACGGGAGCATCGGCGAGACCGATCTGGCGCGCGGCGAGCAGACGCCCGTGTCCGGCGATGACCTCCCCGGCTTCGTCTACGAGTACGGGAATCGTCCAGCCAAATTCACGCAGCGAGCCTGCAAGGCTCTCCACCTGCTCCGGTGGATGACTACGCGCGTTGTGCGTCGCAAGCTGCAGCCGCTCAAGCGGCCAGCGCTCCACGCTGTCGGCAGGCCACGGCGGCTGTTTCTTCATTCGTGACGTCTGATGCGGATTCGTCGCGCACAATCCCAGCTTCGCGCAGGAGCGCGTCAACGCGTCCGAACGCTGCGTCGAACTCACCGCTTTTCTGCCGGGTGCCACTCAGCGCAGCACTGAGGATCGCGGTATGTTCGGCAACGGTCTGCCGGTGCACGCCGCAGCGCTGCGCGAGGCTGACCTGTGTTTCGCTGGTATGTGTGAGGATGTTGGCGACAAGCGCGGAACGCAAACGGATATTCGGGACGTGTCCGGTAAACAGCGGCGCAGTGTCTGCGACGACCAGCGCGAGCGCGCCCGACCATTCGGGATTGGGGTAATGCCCCGCGCAGCAGGGACGATGACACGCGCAGGTCAGGTTTCGGGGTGCATAGCTGACCACGAGCAGCGCGCGTTGCAGGACCGTCAAGCGGTCCAGCCGATAGCGGATACGAGCGGCCTGCGCGGTGGCATCGGTGCCGGTCAGTACGTCATCGCCTGGCGCCGACTGGTGTAGCGCCTTGAGAGAGGACGCGCCTCCACGCAGAACCGCGTGCGAAAGCGCGTCACGCAGCGCCGCTGCTGTGCCGCAATAGGTGTCTTTCATGGGCAAGCCGTGTGGGGAAACCAGGCGCGTACACGAAAAAACCCGCTCGAGGCGGGTTCCGGGTGCAGTTCGGCGACTACTAATCTTTGCGTATATTCGACTGTTTTTGCCGGTTGTCAAGAAATTTCAATCCGACCCACCAGCGTGCTAGCGTCAGAAACGCTCAGGCCTGCGCTCGGCGCGCCTGGACTGGTGCGCCAGATCGCTAGTCGATAGCCCGCAAAATCAGCCCGCCCTCGGCGTGCTGTTTCGCGTACTCCCTCAGCGCGTAGTACTGCTCGACCTGCGGATCGTAGTTACCGCCCTGTTCATGAATCGTCCATATCAGCCGGTTCAGGACGAACAGGCTGATGGTGATTCCGGCTGCGTCCGCGCTCATGGTGCTATCGAACTGATTGCCCTCTATCCTCAGTGTCATCCGTTCCGGCGCGCGGGGTGCAAGATAGAAACTGCCGTTCGACAGTTCGTAAAAATTCCACGCCCCGTGCGCATACTCCGGCGAGAGCTTGGCCGCGCAGGAATACACCAAATTCTCTGCAACCGGCCATAAAAATTTGCCCAGCATTTTCGGGAGAAACCTCAGGCGACGACTCTCAGGGACCAGCTTCGCAACGATTCCGGCCGGCTTTTTCCTCGCCATCTCACGCTCCCCTGGAAGCGACGACAGGGGTCTGCGCGACGCGCGCCAGGGGAACGATCGACGCGAGTACGCCGGAGAGCTCCTGAGTCTCCTGCGCGATCTCGTACGCAAGCTGGTAGCCCATCCAGGTCATCGGATCGTCGCCGAAGAACACAGCAAGGCGAACGGCCGTATCAGCCGTCAACCGGCGCTTGCCTTCAATAATCTCGCGGATGCGGCGCGGCGCCACGCTGATCGATTTCGCCAGCCTGACTTCAGTCACGCGCGCCTCGGCGATTCGCGCAGCGAGCGCCGCGCCGGCTGTTTGAGGAAGCGCCGTTGCGCTGCTGGACTGGCTCGACGCGGGCGGCGTCGATGCGACCTTCGCGGGAGCCTTGGCGGGGGCCGTCGGCGCGACCTTCGCTGTCGGTGTCTTGACGGCGGGCTTCGGCGCCACCGTCGCTTTTGCCTTCGGCTGAACCACGCTCTCAGCCATCGTTTTTTTTACCAGCGCTTTCGTCAAGGCCTGTTTTGCAGGTGTTTTCGTTGCTGCGCGGGTCGTGGTGGTCTTCGTCGATTTCATCTGGAATCCTATTTAATAAGTGGGTGATTACAAACGACTGCATACCCACCTTAAGGCGACCGCGCAGGCCTGTCCAGAGGCAAACGGCGGCCATCCGTCGATTTCTCCCGAAGCGGCGAAGATGCCCCGTTAGCGGGCGAGGATCGCAACCGCGGCGGCAAGGATCGATCGTCGCCGGGCGAGGATTGCACCTGAAGCGGGAAGGATTTAGTGTCCGCTGGCAAGGTTTGATACGCGGCTGAGCGCGCCTCCCTGGTCTGCTCCCGAATCCATTCGAGGGCGGCGCGGTGCGCGTCCCGGTACGAGCGCGAAGGATGGTCGCCGCGCTCGATTCCCTGACGGTAGGCGCGGCCGATCCACGCCCTCAGATCGTTCGACAGCGCGTACCAGTGTCTCCGGCATCCCCACGTATTGCGCGGGACGATCTGTTCGCAACCGGGCCACGGACAACGGTGCATGGTTATGTCCCGTCCGTTCGAAAAATTTCATCAAACACGGTACGCAGGTCCTCTCCCTTGCACGGCCTGTGTCCAAACCATCTCACCGCGAGCGCCGCACACCTGTCAGCGCGCCCTTTCCACTCGCCGCCGCGGCGGATCGCTTCTGCGCGCACCTGGTCAGCCAGCGTGACGCTCACAAGCGGCGCGCATTCGGCTACCGGGAATCTGTTCATGTTTTCCCCCCTCAGTGCGTCGCCGCGCCGGATTGCTGACGCGGGTCGGGCGGTTCGGGACCGACCAGCGCGGCACGCGCGATCCTCGCAATGTCCGGTAGCGTCATTGCACTATGCGTGCCTTCCGCAAGGTCGGCGATCAGCGCAAGCGCGTCACGCAGACGTGCCGCGTCATGCAGTGCGCGGGCGCGTATCTGGTCGGAGCGGATCATCCTTACCTCTCGTTGTCGCGGGTTCATGTTCAACCTCCTGCAACGCGCCGAACCCGAGTGCGCATTGCTGCGCGGCCAGCGGTTCGACAATCACCTCGGTGCGCGGGTTGGTGCGGTCGATACCGTGATAAACGTGTTTCTCGCGCACCTGCCGGTCGTTCACATACACGCCGGCATGAACCAGTTCACGGACCTTCGCGCCGTGCCTTTTCACCTTCGCATAGCGGCTTTGCAGCACATCGAGCACGACCGATTCGTCCAGGTCCGGGCGTTCGCTCGCATAGAAAATCCGCAGCGTGACGCGTACCGGGCCAGTGAGCTGCACACGGCAATTGGCCGGAATCTGGGGCAGTGCATAGCGCTCGTAGGCGCGCGCCTTGTCGGATTTGATCGACATGGGCCGCGACCTGAGCGCGCCGGTATCGTCGCGCTTGCGGCGCATGACGATTTCGCGGCTGTTGGCCTTGCTGGCGGGTTGGCCGAGGATCGTGAAGGCGATAGCGGTCACAGTGTCGCCTCCTGCGGTTCCTCGTCGTCCTCCCCTGGCACGCGCGACGGCGGCACACCACCGCGCGCGCGATACGCCGCTTCGAAGACAGCGCGATACCGCGCACGCACTGCGGTGGGTGCGTCGGCGACACAGGCGCGACCCGCCGCCGACACCACCGCATCGGTCGCGATGCGTCGCGCTTCGGCACCAAGCGGCCGGCCGTTGTGCGCCGTGCCACGTAGCAGCATGTCGAACGCCCACTGCGGCGAAGGACTCACCCCCGCGAGCGGTGCGAGCCCATCGCGCATGCGCGTCATGCAGGTATCGACCGTTGCCGCGTCGGCCCGCTCGAAGAGCGGCAGTCGGGCAGGCCCGAAGCTCGCGCGCTGCGCGACCGGCACGGGTTCGCAGAGTTCGAGAAAGCGTGGCAGATCAGGCGGCCGCTTCTCGCGAGGCAGCAGCATCACGGCGCGGCGCATGTCGTCGGGCTGCACCTGCGCAAGCGCTTCGCCCCACACGCGTTTGACGAGGTCCAGGTCCGCATCGGCCCACAGCGCAGAAAAGCGCGCGCCGAAAATCGCCTGCATGCGTGCGAACAGGCTGACGACCCAGGCCTCAGGGATTGCCGCTTTGGGCTCCACGATGCACCTCGGACACTGCCCCTTCGATGACGTCATCCGCTGACCCGCTCATGCGGGTCAGCCCCTGCGCGACGCGGCGGTGTTCCGCTTCGCGCTGCTGCAGCGGGGTAAGCGCGAACGGTGGCCCCTGCGCGCCGTGCGCGCGGTCTTCGAGCCATGCGGCCTGAAAGCTCCCCCAGCCGCGCGTGCAGCAGGTTCGCAGCGCGTCACTGAGCGGCAGCCCGGCCTTCTGCGCCTCGCGCAGTACGCCCGCAAAGGCGGTTTCGGTTGGCTTCAGACGCTTGCCACTGCGCAGCGTGAGCCAGTCGTCGGCAATCTGCGGATCGACCCCCAGCGACACCAGCCATGCATGCGCGTTGAAACGCGAAGTGCGTATGTTTTTATTCTTAGGCTTAAGAGATATAGAAGGTTTTAGGTTTACTACATATACGCACTTTTCATCATCGTGCGTTACTGATGCGTTACCTTCTGCGTTAGCAGCAGCGTTACTCTCTGCGTTACCTTCTGCGTTACTTTGACCGTTCGTGCTTTTATGCCGTGACACGCGTGTTGCCGTACAGGCCCGCCGGTTGGCGCTTGCGCCAGTATGCCAGTCAAAATGCGGCATCGACAGTCCGCCGTTCTCAATCGACAGCCAGTGAACGGTAATCATCGCGTCGGCAAATCCGCTCACATTCACTAACGCATCGACTAACGCTGTGGTAACGCTTGGAGCGTTACCGTTGTGCGAGTACTGCTCGAACCATAGCCACACGCGCACGAGTTTGCCTACCACGGCGTCCCGGTCGAGCGACAGCGCAGCGGCAATGGCCCAGACTTCGCGCTTGTCTGGGGTGGCCGCGTCGATCTTCAGCCAGCTCATGGCGTGCCCCCTGTGGGTCTGCTTTCGATCGCTTCGGGAAGCATGCGAGCATCGTTGCGAGATTGCATGTCGGCACTCCCCTGCTTCAGTGGTTCAGCGCGTCCAGTTCGTCATCAGGGGAAATAAGCGGCGACATGCACGTGCCAAGCTGGCGCGCGAGCAGCGACCAGCCGAGACCGTAGTCGGGGCGCAGCGAACGCGGTGTGACTTTGTCATGCTGCGCAGCTGCCACGATGAACGGGACACGGTCGAGGGGCACGAGATGATCGCGGTTCAGCCAGTTCCATACATTGACTGTCGATACTCCGATGCGACGGGCGAGCGCCGTCTGACTGCCCGCCGCTTCGATTGCAATCACGAGCGCAGGCATGCCGGGGAATAGCAGATCGTCTTTTTCGACACGCATTTTCCCTTCTCCGAATAGTTGAATCATTGGGGTCCGCGATTCGGAAAATAGGTCGCACAGCACTTGTCGTCAACAGCCGGAATCTGTGCAATGCACGGCTAACGCCTAATTTTTCACAATTGAAGATTTATTCCACGATTCCGCAAAATATTTTTTTGACAAAATCGAAAAGCGTGCTCTACCCCATGAATCAAGGTGACCAGTTTTCGCCATCCGTTCCATGTAATTCGTCTGTCAGCACGACGAATCAGGATCGTCGGAAAACGAACGCAGAAATGCGGACCATAGATGCCGGAATAAAACCGGCCCTTTTTCAATGGTTAATTATTTGGGGTGAAGAAAATATTCTTCACTTGCTTTCGAAGATGTCACTTTATATCTTTCGATCCACATTGAGGCGTCGAGTAAAAATCGTGAACAAATTCGCATTCGATCACCGCGCGCCGCTGACGTACCGGGCAGCGCTGCGCACGATCCCGCGGGCGCTGCGCCGCGCATGGTGGCGGCAGCGCTATGCCTATTCCGATCCACGCGTGCCGATCTCGCGCATGTATGGCGTGCGCGGTGTTCCGATCAACAGGATCAGCCATGAAGCGAGCAATGAACACCGAAGCGGACAAGGTTGACGTATCCACGTTACCGGTGCATCCGTGGGCGGCAAGGTTCCCGATGCGCAGCGACGACGATCTCGATGCGATGGCGGCAAGCATCAAGGCGAACGGTCTGCGCATGCCGGTGGTGCTCGGCATGGCTGCAACCGCCGAAGGCTTTCCGCCGCAATTATGCCTGATTGATGGACGCAACCGGATCGCAGCATGCAAACGCGCGGGTGTGACACCGCACACCATCATGCTCGACGGTCAGGATACCGATGCGTTCATTGCCGATGCGAACCTTGAACGGCGCGATCTGACGAAAGGGCAAAAGGCGATGCTGATTGCCGTCCGGTTTCCGAACAAGCAACAAGGCAAGAAAGGCACTTCTTTGGAAACCAAAGAAGTGCGGCAGGAACGCATCTCACTGGCTCGCACGGTCGTGAAGTTCTGCCCCGATATGGTCGATCAGGTGATTGGCGGCTCGCTCGGTCTCGATGAGGCCTACGCAGAAGCTCAGCGCCGCAGTCAGGTTGGACAAGCGAACGATGCGCGCTATGAGGTATTGCGCGAATCCGATTCCGACCTTGCAGACCTTGTGAACGAAGAACGGATGAACTTAAGCGAAGCGGAAGCCGCGGCGCGGGATCGTCGCGAAAGGGAGGCTAACGCGCTTCGCAGTCACGCGCAGACGATGAAGGAGATTAATACCCGCGTCACCTGTTACGAGGGGCCGCTGGCCGATGAACTTGCGCTCATGTATAGCCAGAAACGGGAGCATTTCGCAACCGACCTCCACTCAGACATTACGGTCTGGATCAATATCTTGCAGGCGCTACAGGAGAAATTGTCATGAGCCGTTCGCCAAAAGACCCGGTAAGGATGGCGCTTGTTGAACTATCCCATCGTTGCACGCCATTTCTCGATTCGCTTATCGCAGACGATCAGCATCATGATCCCGCATCGCTTTCTCTCCGGGTCGAAAGCTATCTTCGTGACGACGACGTTTTGCATACCTATGCAAACGGACTTGCGGCGAACCAGATCGTCAGCGAATTTATCAAGAGAACTTCTGACAGACGCATCGACAGGCACCAGCAAGACCTCTTCAATAGCGCCGAGGAAGTGCGGGATTTCATGCGGCACTCAACATTCGAAGTAGGCGACGGGACGATCGTGCGTCTGACGGCGGTCAGCTATCTGGACCTGGAGCGCAGACACGAGCGCATGGAAAAAAACAGGAAAGCCGTTTCCGAGCGCTGCGACGATGACGCGCAAATGCTCGCACTGCTTCGACCGCACATGATCGATAAGGGACTGTCGCACGAAGAAGCCCAGGTTGCTGTCTGGTATGACCTTCACGGTGGCAATGATGTCTGCACGTGACGAATGGCTTGAAAACCGCCGCAAGGGTATCGGCGGCAGTGATGCAGCGGCGGCGCTCGGGCAGAGCATGCACAAAACGCCATTGCAGCTTTTTCAGGAAAAGACTGGCGCGCTCAATACGCAGATTACCGCGCTCGATGCCGTCGAGCGCATGGAGTTCGGCAAGCTGCTCGAGGAGCCGATAGCCGTGATGTACGCGCGCCGCTACGGCGTGAAGCTACGCAGGCACAACCGCATCGCGCAGCACCGCCGCCACCGCTTCATGCTGGCGAGCTTCGACCGCACCATCGATGGCAGGCGTGAAGGGCTCGAATGCAAAAACGTCGATTCGCTCGCCTTCCGCTTCGGTGAATGGGGCGAAGAACACTCCGACCAGGTGCCCCCCGACTACCTGCTTCAGGTGCATCACTATCTGACCGTGAGCGGCTATGACCGCTGGCATCTGGCGGCCTGCGTGGGTGGCAACCGGCTGGTCGTCTATCACATCGAGCGCGATGAAGAAATGAGCCAGATACTCATTGAAGGTGAGGCCGAGTTCTGGCGGCACGTCGAGCACAACGAAGCGCCGCCGCTCGATTACGCACACCCCACCGCTATCGCGCTGCTCAGGCGGATGTATCCCGGCACGGACGGCACCACGATTCACCTGCCCGCCGAAGCCGAAGCGATGCACTACGCGCGGCTCGATTTCGAAGAACAGGCCAAGCTGATGCAGGCGGGTGCCGACGCCGCGCGTGCGCGTCTGATGCACCTGATGGGCTCCTCGTCAGTGGGTCTGCTGCCCAACGGCGGCGGCTATCGCCGAAAGGTCATCGAGCGCAAGGGCTATGAAGTTGAGCCGGTCACATACGTTGACTTCCGTTACACCAAAAAGGGAGAGCCACAATGAATGAAGTTGTCGATTCACCTTTTGCCAGTGGCAAGGCGCTCGCAGAATCAACCGGTGGCCGTCACGAGTTTTCACGCGAGCTATCACGCGAACTGATAAAGCGCGAGGCGGCCCATCGCTATCCGCGTGATCGCGTGGTCGCCACCGATCGTATCCTCATGGCCTTCACGAGCGTGACGCTCGCTGAAAAGAGCCAGTACCAGTACGCGAAAGGCGGCAACGATATTCGCGGGCCAAGCATCAAGGGTATGCAGGCCATCGCGGTCGAATGGGGCAATCTCGATTACGGCTGGCGCATTGTCTCGCGCGGCGCTGATGTGAGCGGTGTGCCCTTCTCACAGATTGAGTGCCGCTGCATCGATCTGGAAACGGGCACCGGTGAGGAAATTGGTTTTATCGTGCCGCACTGGCGCGACCGTAGCGAGCGCAAGGGAGGCGGTTATGTGCTTTCCGATGAGCGCGAGATTTACGAACTGTGCGCGAACATGGCGATGCGCCGCGTGCGCGCCTGTATTCAGGCGTGCATACCAGTTGACGTGGTGGAGCGCGGCATGCTGCAGGCCGACACCACCGTGAATGCCGAAGCCGATACGAGCACCGAAGCAATGGCAAAGATGGTGGCGGCCTTCGAGCCGTGGGGCGTCACGAAAGAACACATCGAGCATCTGATTCAACGTCGCCTCAATGCAATTCAGGCCGCGCAGGTGGTCACGCTCAAGCGCATTTACGTGAGCCTGCGCGATGGCATGAGCGAGCCGGGTGAGTGGTTCGATATGGGCGACGCAGTGGGCACCGGTGAGAGTGATGAGTCGCAGACCGAAGGCACCGGGACTGCCGCAGTGAAGTCCCGCATGAAGAAAAAAACCGGCGGCGCGAAGGCCGCGCCGAAGCCCGCATCAAAACCCACGCCGAAGCCTGCGGCGAAAACCGGTGGCGCGGGCGATGCGAAAGCCGAGCCCAAGGCAGACCCGAAGGCGGCACCGAAGGCAGCAGGCAGGCGCGATGATGCGCCGCTGTCCTATGCGTTCGTGGCATCGGCGCTCAATGATGCAACCGATACTGCCGCGCTCGACGTCGCCTCTGCGCTCATCGCCCGTGTGGCCGATGCCAAGCAGCGCATTGAGCTTGAGCAGATGTACAGCGCACGCATGGGGGAGTTCGATGATGAGCAGGGTTAAGACGCTCGAGGAGCACTGGCAGTGTTATCGCGAGTCCGCGGTCGATCCCGATGCGTGCGCACATGAACTGGTCACGCTTCGCCTGGCGTTCTATGCGGGCATTGGCGTGGTGCTTGACTACACCAACTTGATGGCCGGTCTCGACGAGAGCGGCGCCATGATGCTGCTCGAACTGCTGCACCGACAAATGAACCGTTTCCGGCGTGCTGCGAATATCGCCGTCTCCAGGGAGAACGATGATGCTTGAACTGACGCACCACCCCATGAAAATCGCGCATCTCAATCTTCGTAGCGAGATGCACGGTGACGACGAAGTTTCGTGCGTGGATATCCGCCTGTCGTTCGACGTGCCTAACGGCGCGCTCGATGCGCTCGCGGCAGGTCTGCGCGCAACGCTCTATGAGGTCAGCGATGACCCGGACATGCTGGACCCCGATGCCGACCACCTCACACACGTGCGATATCCGCAACTGGGAATCCTGCGTTGGGCGGGCGAGCATTCCGGCGTGGGCATGCGCCTGCATTCGGGTAACGGCAGGGGTAAAGGCGATCTGGTCTTTCCCGATGCCGTGTTCGGAAAACTGACGGTCAGGCCGCTCGAAGGCGGCACCTGTACGTGCATCGCTCGCGCGCAGGTTCAGCCGAGCACCGATGAGGCGGCAAAACTCTTCGGCCTGCTCAAACATGAAGTACCGGTATCGCTCGATATGACCAATGCCGCCGATACCGACAGCGATGAAGAGTAGTTTTCAGTAGTCCAACATCTTTGGAAACGAGGGAAACCGTGAAACTCACGACACAAATGCTCGAAGGACTGACCGAACAGGATGTGTTCGATATCGCAGCCTGGCACCTGCTCGACCAGGGCGAGCGCGCGATAACAATGACCGCCAAAGGGATATCAGGGATATCCGGTATCTGCCACCTGTGCAGCTATCGCGCGCCCGATGGCAGGCGCTGCCCGGTCGGCTGGCTGATCCCCGATGAAGAGTATCGCGAATGCTTCGAGGGCAAACGCGCGGCGATACTGCCAATGTTCGCGCGTGATGCCGGATGCTCACCCACGTTCGTGGCCTTTCTCGAAGGGCACGAACGGCTGCTCACCCACCTGCAGTACATTCACGATAATCACGCGGCGTTCATGTGGTGGACCCTGCTGCGCGAGCTTGCCCATAAGCGTGATCTAGATGACAGCGTGATTGACCACATGAAGGCGCAACTTCGTGAGCGGGCCGAACGTGACCAGGCCGAAGCAGCGCGCCACGCGCCGGATGAGGTCCCGTTCCTGGCTTTCGATCCGTCAGTCATGCCCGCTTGCCAGGCCGCCGGTTCAATCAGTCTGGCAACCATTGCCATCATGCAGGTCATCACCGATGCCATCACCAATGCCATCGCCCTGCCCGCACCGTTACTCACCGATGGGAGTCCAGGCCATGTCATCACGCAGCCGGAAGAGACGCGCGAAGCTGCGCCCGCCTGATGTGGGTGACGGGCTCGATACCGCCACGGTCGACCGGTATGAGCCGGATTATGCGCAGTCATGCGAAGCGTGCGGCGAGGGCCCCACCGTCACCGGCCTGCGTGATGGCGCGGTGGTGCTCGATACCTGCCTGTGCGGCCCGTGCTGCTTTGGGGATGCCCGCATGGTTGACCCATGCACGTGGAACGGATAGCACCATGGCCCGGTCACGCTGCCGCCGCTGCGGTGAACCCTTCACCGATGCGAACGTGTACAGCGAAGCCGGATGGCTTGAGGCGCGCATCAGCGGGCTGTGTGAAACCTGCTTTGATGCACTGGCGGCGTATGGCATCACCGAGCCGTTTGAGGGACTTGTCGTAGGTTGCAGCGATCACGCGGCAGGTATCAGGGAGAGCGGCGAGCGCGCGGATGAGGATGACCCGCGCGCCGGCCGCGAAACGAAAGGAGAGTGATGGTGAACGAACCCCGCAGGATTCCCAAATTTCCGCCGCCGCCCACGGTCACGGCGGCAGTGCTGTTCTCGAAGGTGTGGGAAGGTGTCTACGCCGTGGGGCATGATGGCAGGCCGCTCACGCTTGCCATCGTTGATTCGGCGGGCAAGGTGATCGAGAGTGGTGAGGCAGTCTCACGCGACGCGTGGATGCGCGCGCTCGATTCGTACTGGCTGCACCTGAAAGAGATCGGCGTATTGCACGACTATGGCAGTACGCCACCGCTGCAGCCATGGCACAAGAAAAAGGCCGCTCGCGCGGCCTGATGGTTCATGCTTCTACGGGTAAGGCGAGCATGTCGATATCGTGCCCCTGTACCCATTCCCCCGTGCTTCGATCCACACGAAGCCACCGCAACACCCCCTGTCGTGACTTGAGTTCGATATCGACATAACCCGGTGCGCCGTGCCCAAATCCGTCGATGAAAATGATGACGCTCTCGAAGGTATCGGCCACGAGTCCGCGCACCTGCATGCGGGCATCGTAATCAAGCGCCGTGGCGCTCCCGATGAGCGCGAGCCATGCGTCAGCATTGGCCGCCGCATCGGACTGGCTCAGGGCCGTGTATTCGCGCTGCATCGCCATGATTTCGCCGTTGAGGGCGTCAAGCCTCTTTTCCAGCTTCTCAAGTTCGGCCATCACAAAGCGTGAGCTTTTGCCGCCCGCGAGCGCGGCGGTGAGATTGCCCGCCTGCGCTTCGAGCTTCGTGCGCTCGGTGCGCGCCTTCGCGATGCGCGCCGAGATCGTGGATTTACCCGCGCCCGATGCGCGCATCGCATCAAGATTTCCCTGATCGGAACAATAGGCCATGATCGCGTGCTCGATAGGCACCACGCTCGTACTCAGTGACGTGCGGCACCCGTCCGGTTTGCTTGAGCCGCTGCAGTTGATGCGCCGTGCAAAGTCAGGATAGCTGCCATCATCGAACCGCTTGTCGGCCATGTTCTGCCCCGCCATCGCCCACTTGCAATGCCCGCACATGCACATGCGCATGCCCGTGAATAGCGGCGGAATCTCGCCCTTCACACCGCCGCCGCGCCTGCTACGTCCCGAGAGCATTAACTGCAGGTGGTCGAACTGCTCGACCGTGAGCACGGCTGGGTAGTAACCGGGCAGCACGAACGTTTCACCCATTACCTCGAGCGCGCGCTCACCGAGTAGCGTGCGGTTGCGCATGATTTCGTAAAAGCGGGTTTGCTGCGAGAGGCCCCACGGCAATGTGATGCCCTGGTCATCGAGCATTTCAGTGATGCGGCGCGGCCCATAACCCTGCCCGTATAGCTGGATCATCGCGCGCAATGCCTGCACGCTTGCCTCCTTGAGTTCGAAGCCGCTGCCGGTCCACGTGACCCATGAAGGATCACGGCCCGCCCGGATGTTGCCGCGCCACTTGCCCGCTATCCACTGCTGGCAACGTGTGCGCAGTGCCCGTTGCACGCGGTCACTTTTCGTACTCGATTCCTCATTAGCCCGGATCATGATTGTCAGGCTGATGATGAGTTCAATGCCGCCATTGCTACCACCGATAGATTCGGCGCTGTATTCCTTGTTATCGCTTGCCGTGACGATACAGACACCCGCATTGATGATGCGCAGAAACAGTTCCTGCGCCTTGTTCACCTTGTCCCGCGAAAGACGGTCGAGCGATTCAACGATGAGCACCGAACCCGGTGCAATACGGCCCTTCTCTATGGCCTTGATGAAGCCACCAAGTGCGCCTTTCTCAAGGTGCTCACCTTTCCAAGCGGACAGCCCGAGGTCATACATCGTGAGCGTGGTGTCGAGCGTGAGCCCCTTGGCCGCTGCCCATTCGGCGGCGTATTCCGATTGGCGTTCGATGCTCGTGCCGCTCGCCTGCTTCTCACTCGAAAACCGGATGTACGAATACACGCGTGGGCCGGTCACGTCACCCACGATGGTGCGCTTGCCTGATGCCAGGCGGCTGCGGATCGTGTGCGGCATGGCCTTGGCGGTGTCCGCTTTTGCGGCGGGTTTTCGCGTGGGCGTGGCGGTGGCCCTGGTCGCTTTGGTGGCCTTGGCGATGGCCTGCGGCGCGCTCTTTGCGGCCTTCGTGGTGCGCGTGCGCGCTGCCGTGTCGGTGGTCAT